TGGAAGGCGACCGCTACCTGTTCACCACCTATTCGCAGCTACAGGCCGTGAAGGGCAAAGAACCAGAGCGCCGCCCGCTTTTGCGCGCACTGGCAGGCAATGCCATGTTCCTGCTGGACGAAAGCCACGAGGCTGGCGGTCAGGCTGACACAGGCTGGAAAGACCCCGACGCGGTAGCCGACCGCGCGACGTTCATGCGCGAAGTGCTGGCAATGGCAAAGGGGGCCGTGTTTTCGTCGGCCACCTACGCCAAGAACCCAACTGTCATGTCCCTCTACGCCAAGACGGACCTGTCACTCGCCGTTGAAGATATCAGCGAACTAGGGGCCGCTATCGCGCTGGGCGGCGTCCCGCTGCAACAGGCCATCGCCAACATGCTTGTCGAAGCCGGTCAGTATGCCCGCCGTGAACGCTCATTTGAGGGCGTCTCTATGGCCCTGACGCCGCTCGATATCAACATGACGGTTGCGACGGACACCATCGCCCGCGTGGCCGATATCTTTGACGCTGACATGCTTGTCATGCAGGCCGCGCGCAAAGACGCCATCGAGAACCTAAAGGCGGACGGCCACGCCGAAACGAAGGATGGAGCCGTCGGTGTAGAGAGCGGCGACAGCACCAACTTTGCCGCCGTCATCCACAACGTCGTGAACCAGATGCTACTGGCGTTGAAGGTGGACGCCGTGGCCGACCGGGCAATTCAGGCTTGGAAGGACGGCGAAAAGCCGATCATGGCCGTCTACAACACCAACGGCGCGCTACTGGATGCGATGATCGAGGGCGAGGGCTTGAGCGTTGGCGACAAGGTCGATCTGCCGTTCAAGGTTATCTTGCACAACTACATCGAGCGCCTGCGCCGCATCACGGTCAAAGACGGCAAGAACGGCGAGGCAATCCGCATTGACCTGACCGACGCCCAGCTTGGCAGCCGCGCCGCGACCATGCTCAAGAAGCTGCATGAGGACGTGGACAACACCGACTTTGGCAAACTGTCCGCGTCACCGCTGGACCTGCTGCACGACAAAATGCGCGCCGCTGGCATGAAGACGGGCGAAATCACGGGCCGCAGCCGCGTCATCGAGGACGGCATCTTGACCGCCCGCGATGCGTCCAGCGCCGCAAAGAAGCGCACCATGGCCGCATACAACAAGGGCGGGGCAGGGGGCTATGACGCCCTAATCATCAACCAATCCGGCAGCACCGGGTTTTCGCTTCACGCGACCGCCCTCAAGGGCAATGACGGCAAGCAACGCCTGATGATCGTCATGCAAGCAGACCCGAACATTGACGTGTTCATGCAGATGCTAGGCCGCATCCACCGCACCGGGCAAATCCTGTTGCCCAAGTATGAAATCGCCGTCACGCCGCTGGCCGCTGAAAAGCGGGGGTCTGCAATCTTGATGCGCAAAATGGCATCGCTGAACGCCAACACGACCGCATCCAAGGACAGCGCCGTCACCTTGGACAACGTCACCGACTTCCTTAACGAAGTGGGCGACAAGGTCATGCGCCGGTATCTGGCCGAGAACTTCGACTTGGCCGTGCGTCTGGACCTCGATCTGGACAAAGAGAACATCGCGCAGAAGGCGACGGGCCGCATGTCGATCCTGCCGCCCGTGGATGCTGAACGCATCTATTCGGAAATTGAAGAACTCTACGCCGCCGAAATCGACGAACTGAACCGCTTGGGCGAGAACCCCCTAGAGGCGCAAGTCTACGATTGGCAGGCAAAAGAGATATCCAGCGCCGTCATCGAGGCGGGAAAAGGATCTTCTTCGCCGTTCGACGCCGATACCGTGATGAAATACCTGTCTGTGCGCCGCCTGACCAAACCCTACTCATGGGACGAGGTGCAGGACCGCTTGGCAGAGGCACAGGACGGCATCACCGGGGAAAGCCGCGTAGAGGCCGCAGCCGCGCACGTCGGGGAGGTAGGCACCGCCTACATGCACACCCTGCAAGACAAGGTGGACGCGCTGCGCAACACTTGGGAGAAGACGCGCGCCGAAGACGACAAGGCCGATAACACCGAAGGTTCAACCAAAACGATCAAGGCCAAGAAGGCATACGACGCAGCGGTCAAGCGGTTTGACGAGGCGCGCACCTCGATTGAAAACACCTTGTCGCGCCTGTCCGACTTTGAACCCGGCACCGCCGTTATGATTGGCACGTCGCGGGGCCATATGTATGGCGTCATCCTCGATCTGGACGCCAGCGCCATGACCAACAACCCATTGGCGTTGTCCAAGGTCGCTATCCGCATCGCCGTCGCGGACGCAGCGCGTGAGCTGCGCGTTCCACTAAGCCGCTTCACCGGCACCGACGCACTGACCATCGAGCCAGCGCCCGCCGATATGGTGCAATTCAACTTCGACAGCGGGCAATCGAGCGCCCGCGAGGTCCGCGCCGTGGCGACCGGCAACCTTATCAACGCCTTTGCGCGCTTTGGCACGGGCCGCATTGCCTTCTACACCGACGAGAACGGGGCGACACAAACAGGCGTCGTCATGCCTGCCACGTTCGACGTGCGCGCCGAGTTGGAGCGCGAACCTGTGCGCTTCAAGACCCCCGAACAGGTCACAGCGTTCCTTAATGGGGGCGACCGCATTGTCGATACTGGCGACGGTGCCCTGACGATCAAGCGCACGGGCTACGAGAACTACGAACTGACGGCCAGCACACGGGCCAAGGTTTACTACGTCGGCAAGGCCGTGACCGATATCACCGGGCAATGGACGAAGCGCGGCAGCGCCCCGGCCAAGATCACGGTGACAAGCGCGGCAGACCTAAACAAGCTGCTGGCCGTCTACACCGACATGATCCAGCCGCACTTTGTCACGCACAGCTACAAGGGCGAGGCGCGCGAAATCACAGGCGATGCACTGCCAGATATCAAAGCGCCCGCAGGGGCGGCAGAGAAGCGCGCGCAACCCCGCAATCTGCGCAAGCGCCGCGACAACCTGCGCAGAAGCCTGTTCATGCGTCTGGCCGACACGGGCATGGCCGACGAGGTCAGCTTGCAGCTTGCGCGCAAGATCGTCAGCCGCACCGGCACCCCGCTCGAAGGTTTCCAAAAGGGCAGCGTCATCGCCGTGGCGATGGACAGCGCGAACCCCGAAAGCGCCCTCGATCACGAGATTGTCCACGCGATGCGCGACAGCAAGCTATGGGGCAGGGAAGGGGGGCTATTCGGCACCGCGGATTGGCGCGCATTGGTCAAACAGGTGCGCCGCCAGCCCCAACGCCTCAAGGCCATGCAAGACCTGTATCCCGATCTGGACAGCGCCGCGCAGATGGAAGAAGCCGTTGCCGAACTCTATGCCGATTATCGCGCAGGACGCGACGTAGATACGGCGCAGGGCATCATGGGCCGAGTGCAAGCGATGCTCGAAACCATAGGCCAGGTTCTTAGACGGGAGGGCTATCGGTCTGGCAAAGAGGTCATGGCCGCAATGGCAAATGGCACCCTAGCCGCCCGCGCCCGCGCCGATCTGACAACGCCGCCAGACGGGGGATCGACCCCGCCAGAGGGGGCAAAAGAGCGCCGCAAAAAATCGGCCGGCACGGCAACCGCCGAAAGCAAAGCGGCCAGCATCGTCAACCGCGCCATCGACGCCAGCATGGAGTTGGCCGAGAAGGCAAAGGACGCCGCCACAAAGCAATCTGCCCGCGCGCTTCTATCGAACATGATGGATCACGGGCAGACGGGCACCTCGATCCTTGCGCTAGTGCCGGGCCGTCCGCTGTTGACGGAACTGGCGCGCAACCTGCCGTCCGCGCGCATCTACCTGCTGGCGAAAGAGGCCATGGACGCCACGCGCCAGCATTGGGCCGTGGACACCGATACCGTCGCAAAGAAGTGGCAATGGCAGGCGGTGCGCAACAAGACCGCCAATGACCAGTTTATGAGCCTGATGCACGACGCCACGCTTGCAGGGATCGACCCGGCAGAGGGGGGCATGGACCCGGCCACGCTGGAACGCTTGGTGAAAGAGGAAACCGGGGCCGATCCGAAGGCCGACCCCGCCATCGTGCGCGCCAAGATCAAAGGCAACTTCACCGACTTTGTCGCCCGCTATCACGATCTACCCAAGCCGTTCCAAGACCTTTGGGCCGAGGTCCGCGATATGTATGGCCGTCTGGCCGACGAATGGGACAAGGCCATCATCGACAACCACGAACACGCCGTTGAGCGCGCCATCCACAAGATGCGCGAAGAAAACGAGCGCGAGCAGGTCATCGTGGAGGCGGGCACCCTGTCCAAAAAGGACAAGGCCAAGGCCATCGAGCGCCTGCGCAACGAAATCGCAGACGCCGAGAAGCGCGCACGGGAGAGCGGCAAGCGGCGCATGGGGGAACTGCGCGCCGCGTTCGAGAGCAACCGCACCTCAAAGCCCTATTTCCCGCTGGCGCGCTTTGGCAATTACTACGTCACCCTCAAAGACGAGGCGGGCAAAGTCGTGTCCTTCAGCAAGTTTAAGGGCCAGAAGGAACAGGAGCGGTTTGCAGCCGAACACGAAGGCAAGTTTGAGGTCATTACCGGCGTCATGCAGCAAGACGGCAACCGTCTGGACAAGTCCGTTGACGCGGGCTTTGTGGCCGAGGTGGCAGATATTCTATCGCGCGACGGCGTGGATGATGACGTCATGGACGCGATCTGGCAGCGGTATCTGGAAACCATGCCCGATATGTCCCTGCGCAAGAGCCGCATCCACCGCAAAGGCACCGAAGGTTACACGCAAGACGCGCTGCGATCGTTCGGCAATCACATGTTCCACGGCGCGCACCAGCTTGCCCGGTTGAAGCATCAGAACGACATGCAAGACGCCCTCGATGACATGGCCGATCAGGCGAAGGCGTCCAAAGACCCCAACCGCGCCATGCACGTCGTCAATGAAATCAGCCGCCGCCATGAGTTTACCATGTCGCCTAAAAACGCAGGCTGGACCGCGACCGCGTCTAGCTTGGCGTTTGTCTGGTATCTGGGGGCCACGCCAGCCGCAGCCATGGTCAACCTGACACAGACCACCATTATCGGCATCCCCATGATGCGCGCCCGCTACAAGAAATCCAGCACGGGCGACGTCACCCGCGAACTGGGCAGCGCATTGCGCGACTTTGGGCAGGGCAAGGGATACGCGGACAAGTCGTCCAAGCTGACCGCCAAAGAGCGCGAGGCGATGGACGCGGGCTATGATCGCGGCCTGATGGACAAGACGCAGGCCAGCGATATCGCGGGCATTGCGGAAACCGGCATCGAGTATAACCCGATCCGGTCACAGGCCATGGCAGTTATCGGCTTCATGTATCACCACGCAGAGCGCGCCAACCGGGAGGTCACATTTCTTGCGTCCTACCGCTTGGGCATCAAGGAAGGCTTGCCCCATGCCAGCGCCATCGACCGGGCCGCAGATGCAACGTGGGATATCCATTTTGACTACCAAAACAACAGCCGTCCGCGCTTCATGCAAGACGATTTTCCCAAGGTTTTACTGACCTTTCGAGCGTTCCAAGTGAACATGATCTATCGCATGGTGCGCGACACGCACCAATCGTTGCACGGGGCCACACCGGAACTGCGCACCGAGGCGCGGCGTCAGCTTATCGGCATCACCGGGCAAATGGCGCTACATGCTGGCATCACCGGAACATGGGGCTACGGCATGGTCATGATGATCGTCGGGCTGTTCTTTAGCGCAGCCGGGGCCGACGACGAGCCAGAGCAAGCCTTGAAGAAGCTGATGGTAGGATCGACTGACCCAACCACGGCGCTGGGCCATGCGCGCCGCTTTATAGGGTCTATGGCGCTATACGGTGTTCCCGGCACCCTGACCGGCACCGCCCTGTCAGATCGCATTGGTATGCCTAACCTGTGGTTCCGTGACCCCTACAAAGACATGGAGGGCCGCGAAGCCTACACCAACTACCTGCAACAGCTTGTCGGCCCGGTGCCCGGTCTGGCGGAAAAGGGCTTTGTGGGTATGTCGCAACTGATGGACGGCAAGGTCGAGCGCGGCATCGAGAGCATGGTGCCCAAGTTTGTCCGCGACGGTATGCGGTCTGTGCGCTACCTGTCCGAAGGCGTGACCACCTACAGCAACGAAGACCCGGTTGTAGAGCATGTATCGCCCTATCAGGCGCTTGTGCAGGCGCTGGGCCTGACCCCGGCGCAGATTGCCGAACGCTATGACACCAACAACGCGATCAAGCGTCTGGAAGGCCGCATCGAGGACGCGCGCAGCGATACGCTGGGCACGATCCGCAAGGCGGTGCGTGACACAGGGGCACTGACACCTGACGCCGTGGACGCGCTGCACCGCTACAACGCCAAGTATCCCGAATGGATTATCGACCGGGGCACGATCAAGCGGTCACTGTCTGGCGCGCGCCGCGCATCCCAGAACAACACGGGCGGTATCAACATCAATGACAAGATCGCAGACCGCGTCTTGGGAAAGGTGGCCCCGACCGTCTTTGATTAAGCGGAACTGCAAACTTCATTAGGCGTTATTGTTTGATAATCAGCACGACTGCTGATAATGAGAGCGTAGGCCGTGAAACCGCCCGTCCGACTGGCCCCGCCCGACTAAGCAGACTGCTCGCTGCTGAAATCTGGCGGGGCCTTTTTCTGAACAGCCCGACGCAGGAGCGCGGCGATGGACCTGAAAGCCCAATGCCCCATGTATGACCGCGTTTCTTTTTTCCTACTTTCGCTGACAGCCGCGTTGGGGCTGGGCGACAAGCCGCCAAACTACTGGTTCGCCGTGATCGGTGCGACAATCTACGTTGCCACCACGGGCGATGACCGCATTGCCGCCCGCGTCCTTAAAGCCTTGCTTTCGCTTATGTTCGGCTTTGCCTTCACGCCTTGGACCATGGAGCGCACTGGCTACGACGAGCCGTTCGTTATCGCAATCGTCATCGTGTTTTCTCTCATTCTCATTGACCTCGCAAAGCGGTTGCTGGGCGATAAGGGCGTGGTCGAAACCATTATTGGTTTTTATTTTGGGAAAAAGAAATGATCCACACATTGAAAGGCCACAACCACAGCATCGTGATACTCGCGCTTCTTATCCTTATGGCGCAGACGACGGAGTGGGGGCGCAGCATCTACATCACGCACGTCGCCGACCCCATCTGGATCAGAACCGAGGTCGAGATAATCCCTCAAGCAATGGGCCAGCCACCAAAGATCGAGTATTCCAAGGAGACAGACCGGCCCGTTCGCGCCGTCTGGACAGCCATTGTGCGCGGCCACGACCACACGCGCTTGTCTACGCGCCGGGGCGATGGAAACTACTTTACCAGCGCCGGGGAAGCGTCCCCCATTTGGTCATGGGACGCCTTCTTTGACGACGGTATCCGCAACGCGCCCCGCGTCCCCATGGAGCCGTTCATGGTGTGCGTCTGGTATCGCGCGTCTGACCTGCGCGTCGATCTAACCCGCGACACCCCCGAATACTGCTCAAGCGTCTTTGACCCCCGCGTCAACCGCCTTGTCGGCAGCACGGAAAACCCCATCAAAACTCAAGCCCTCAAAGAAGGATTGCTGCCATGACCCTATCGCCAAACGGGCGCATTGTCGCCGCTGCGCGCGCAACCGTCGGGATTAAGGAAATCCCCGGCATGTTGCATAACCCCAAGATCATCGAAATGGCGAAGGCCGTCGGGCATGGCTGGGTGAAGGATGACGAAACCCCGTGGTGCGCGTCCTACGTCGGCTGGGTGTTGCTGACATGCGGCATCAAAGGCACGGGCAAGCTAAACGCGCGGTCCTACCTCGATTGGGGCGAAGTCGTAGAGATTGCCGACGCCAAGCCCGGTGACGTCTGCATCCTCACGCGGGGCGATCCGAATAGCTGGACCGGCCACGTCTTCTTTGTCACCAAGATCGACAACAAGCGCATCTACGGCATTGGCGGCAACCAGAGCAACGCCGTCACCGAAGCCAGCTACTTGCGCAATAGCAAGGTTCTAGGCGTTCGCCGCGCCCCCGGTGGCTTGAAGGCTGGCCCTATCGCATCCAAGCCACTGGCCGAGTTGGGCGGCTACAACGAACGCGCATTGGTCATGCTTTATCAGTCCAAGCTGAAAGAAAAGGGCTACCCGCTGGGCGAGGTAGACGGTCTGTTTGGCAAGCTGACCCGCGACGCCGTCATGGCCTATCAGGCTGACAACGGCCTGACCGTGACCGGCGCAATCGACGGCACGACCGCCGACCTGCTGCTGAACGGCAACAGCAAGCGCCTACTGCCTGATGACCGCGCGCAGATCACCGCCGACGAACTGGAAGCGCGTGGGTCTGACACGATCCGCGAAGCCAACGGCGGCAAAACCACGTCCATCGTCACGCTTATCGGCAGCGTCTTTAGCTACCTGTTCGCCGCCAAGGACGACATTGCCAGCGTTGTGGCGACCGCAGAGGGCACCGCCGCGAAAGCGGGCGATCTAGCCCCCTACGCCATCCCCCTGTTCCTTGGCGCGGTCGCGCTTGTCCTGCTGCTGCGCCATTTCAGCCGCATCAAGGAAGCCCGCGTAGACGACGCGCGCACCGGCAAGAACATCGGGCGCTGATATGGGCGCGATTGGTTTCACGGTCTGGGCCTTTGTGAGCGGCGCTGCGGCGGCGTTCGCGTGGTTCCTTGGCCGTGGCAAGAGCGCGCGCCGCGACGAGCGCGCCAAGCTGCAAAAGAAGGACGCCGACCATGCAGGCACGATTGAACGCCGCGTTGATGCTGTTCGCAGCGATCCTGACCGGATGCAGCGCGATCACGGAAAAGCGGGCTACCGCGACTGATACCGAAACGGCCCTGTGCATTGCATGGGGCCGTTCTTTGCCGACGCGGTCACACCGCGACACCCAACAGACGCGCGACGAAATCACGGCCAGCTACGCCAATTTTGAAGCCGCGTGTCCCGAACAAAACGAGCTGTTACCAAAATGAGCACACAATTCCCCCGCCGCCCTGATATCTGCATCTTTCATTCACCTTGTAACGACGGATTTGCCGCCGCGTGGGCCGTCTGGTCGCGCTTTGGCGACTATCCCGAATACATGCCCATGCAGCACGGCCAACGGCCCCTGCCAGACCCGCTGGAATACCGCGATCAACATATCCTGTTCGTAGACTTTAGCCTGCCCCTGTCAGACCTCGAAGTCATGGCAAAGGATGCGGCCAGTATCACGATCCTCGATCACCACGCGACCGCAGCCGCCGCGCTTGTCAGCTTGCCCCCCATGGACAAAGACCTTGGCGGGATCAGCAACAACTATGATCCGAGTATCCACCCCGAATGGGCCACGAACGTGCGCGTGGGCTTTGACATGGAACATTCTGGCGCGGCGCTGGCGTGGCAGTATATCCAACCCGGCAAACCCATCCCGCGCTTGATCCACCACGTCCAAGGCCGCGATCTATGGCTCAAGGATGACGACATGCACGATATGGTTCATGCCGTCGTGGGCCTGCGCCTATCACGCCACCAGAACCTATCTGACCAATTTGAAGCCTTTTCCCGACTTAGCCACGAAATAGAGGCCAGCCCTGACGCCATTGTGGCCGAGGCTGAAATCCTGGCCGATCAGCGGGCCATGTTTGTGGCGCAGATCGCAGAGACAGCCATCGACGTGAACATCGCAGGGCACGTCGTTCCCGTGGTCAGCGCGCCCTATGCGCTTGTATCCGACGTCTGCCATGCCTTGCTCAAGGAAGACCCCAAAGCGCCCTTTGCCGCCGCCGTGGTCCACGCCTATGGCAACACCAACATATCCATGCGGTCGGACAATGACCGGCTGGACGTGGGCTGCATCGCGGCCACCTATGGCGGGGGCGGGCATCGCAATGCGGCCGGTTTTCAAGCGCCGTGGTTCCTGTGGCCCATGCAGATCGAGAACATGGCCGCATCGCTGGAAGACAAGCCTTTGAAGCCGGTGAAGCTGTCCAATCTTGCGATACAAATTGCTGACATGGTCGAGGTAATCGACATGGTTATGGTGCGAGTGTTCCCCGAACTGACATGCCGCGCCCGCATCGACGTAGAGGACCGGCCCGCAACGCCATCGGGCTACAAGACGGCAAAGGCCACCGTGTCAATCGAGACAAGCATCGACGGCAAACACATAGAAACCTTTACCGAGGCGTATCGCGTCGTTCGCCAAAAAGACGGCACCATCCCAAGGGATCACGTTGAGGCAATCATATCACTCGCCTGCAATATGGGCCACGGCCAGATATGCCCGTCAACGGGCCTGCAAGATATGGTGGACGCCTAATGGCGCGGCACCAACTGCCTGACCGTCGGCCAGCCGTTACCGTGCTGGCCACATGGCAGACCGAAGGGGGAGGTCATAAAATCCACCTGACGGCAGGCTATGACCTCGAAGGCCGCTTGCGCGAAGTCTTCTATGCCGACGGCCAGAAAACCGGCGCTGGGCTGCGCGACGTCGTGCAAGATGCTTGTGTTCTGGTGTCGCTGCTTTTGCAGCATGACGTGCCGCTCGATCAGATCGCCAAGAGCATGGCAAGCGAGACGATCTATTTTAAGACGGTGCCGACAACGATCATCGGCACCATCGTTCGGGCGCTGGGCGATTTGGATATCGTGCAGCCCCCCGCATAATAGGATTTATGTAAACTAGCGCGAATGGTAGGTGTCAGACCGGGCCTTGAGAAAAGCCCCGGTCGCACGGCCAGCCGCATCCCCGGCAATGTTTGGCAACAGCCAGACGGCCAGCAAGACAGCCACCGCAACAACACCCCAGAACTGTGCGCCGCGCTTGGGCGCACGATCAGGATTTTCCATACTTGGCCTCCAACAGATCAATCGCCTCGATCAACAGCGCGCGCACGTTCTTACCCTCTAATTCCAAAGCAAGCCGCCCGTAGCGTTTGACAATATCCGAAGGCACCTTGGCCCCCAGATGCTTTGCGTGGGCGTCGTCGGCTACCGTGCGATCTTGTGACGTATTGTCGGGCATTGTGGCCGTGCTGCGTGTCGGGGCTGCGCCCAAGGCGGGTTTCTTCGCCATCGTTGTTACTCCTGTGTGGGCTGGGCGACGCCAGCAAAGGTAAAGATTGCGTCGGCCAGCGCGCGCGCCTCGGTATCGACGCTGGCAAAGCCCGTCTCACTGGCGCAGCCGCCCCGGTTATGGGCTTGGCGCACAGACGGCATTTCACGCATGGCAGGCAATAGCATGGCGCAGCCAGTGGTGCGCAGGTAGCGTTGGGCTTCTTCCAACTCACTGCCCCCGGTGCGGGCGCGGCAGAACGCATAAGCGATCCGGTCAGCAGGCACACCCTTGTCGATCAACTCATAGGCCGCGAGAACCTGCGGGCGCAGGTCGTCCTCACTCAAGCCCGTCGGCATCACCACCGTATGCGCCGCCTTGGCGACGTCTAAGCTGCGCTTGTCCATGAACGCGGGGGTGTCGATAACCAAAAGGTCGCAAGCGCCGACGTAGGCCAGCGCAGCTTGCGGGGTGCGGCATTTCTCTACGGCGATATCGGGGTCTAACTCTGCCGCGTCCCGCCGCTGTTTCCACTCGACCGACGTGCCCTGACCGGGATCGAGGTCGCACAAGCGGACAGACAGGCCGCGCTTGGCCCCTTCAACCGCCAGCAAGCGGGCTATGGTCGATTTTCCGACGCCGCCTTTTTGGCCGATTGTTGCGATAATCGTAGTCATGCGGCACCCTATGTTGGTTTGTTCCATCTAACCAATAGTGGTTTCGTGGTCGCGTGGTCAAGACAATGCTTGTGCCGTTCCCTCGATCATCTGGCTAGGATCATCCCAATGCAGCAGGTATCCGGTGACGATCCGTTTTTCGACAACAGGCTCGACCTCCACTTGAAACGGGGCCAGCGCGTTGACGTGTTTGACCGCAGGGGCAATAGCGTAGCGCCAAAGATCATTGGACGACGCCAGCTTGCCGCGCGGCACCCCCAGAACGATATCGCGCATCTTGGCGGGTTTGAACAATTCGGACCTGACGTGCCGCATATTGATCCGCCGCGCCGTGACCTCGAACATGCGGTAAGCATACTTGCTGGGAAGCTGGGCCATTAGGTCCACATCGAGCATCCCCCAAAAGGTGCTGCGATACATGACGTCAAAGTAATCGCGATCATAACTATACCGCAAAAAGCCAAAGGGCACGTCGGGCGCAAGACTGTCAGCCTCGTCTGGCCTGACGCTGCCGCCATGCTTCACGCTGCCAAGTTTCTGAACAGACACGAAGCCTCCGCGCGTATCGCGGACCTGCATGACCGTCTTTTGTAATCGCTTAAGGCTTTTGAATACCCGGTCGTTATCGCTGCGCCCGCGTCGCAAGGCACTCATGGGAATCATGAAGTCCGTTAGGCCGCGTTGCACCCTGTCCCGCTGTTCCAGCGCCCCGCGCAAAAGGCGGTTCTCAATATCGAGGTCTGCCTTCGTCAGCTTATCCAAGCCGTCGATGCTAAAGTCGATCAATTCACCGGGCTTAGCCAAGTTACCCGGCGGCGTATTCGCCAGCAGAGCGGGTATCATAGACGCCTGCCGTTCTTCACGATCCTGCTTCATCGCGCCAGAGCGAGTTTTGGGGGGGGTCATATTGGGCCTGCTCGCCGTTAAATGTTACTGAGACGCTATCAGCGTGGGCAAAACCACGCAAGCGAAAGGAGAAATTAGCGAAAGCGCCAATTATTCTTGGCGCCCTTGTAGAACCAGATCAAAAAAAAGCGACTTTGCTTATTTTATCCACACCCCCCCAATAACTCGCTAGAACCCCCCCAAAAACTCGCCCAAACCCCCCCAATAACTCGCTGAACCCCCCCCAAAAACTCGCCCAGATCAGCTTTTTTTTATGTATTTTCAATAAGATAACTTTTGGGAATATAGAATATAAGAATATAAGAAACGCCAGAAGGTCACAAAAGGCGCAATGAGGCATGGATCAACGATAAGGCGAACACGCGAAGGAACGGTTCAACTTGAAATGAAACCGAAACCACGCTTAGAACGTGTCTAATTGACGCCAGCGGCCACGGGAGTTTGCCTTGAGCAAGACAGATACACTGATAGCGCCAGAAGGCGCGAAGGTCAGCGCCCGCAAGGCACCGATGCAAACTGTAATGGCGGGGGCAGCTACAGCACGGCCATCACAGCGCAAGGCCATGTTGGACGTGCTTAGAGCAGTGACGCTTAACGACGACCCGCAAAAGCGGCGAGAATTGTTGTCTGGTCTTTCAGCAAAGCTAATTCCGCATCGTCCAAACTAGACGCTAAGTCGAAGATTTCGATCATGTCGCCAATGACCTTACGGTCGCCCAGCATTTCCATCCAATGCTGCAATGCGATTGCTTCATCATCGGGCATATCACTGACCGCCTGACAGACCCATCGCCGCGCTTTTGCGCCTTCCGATTGGTCCGCATCGTCAACGAGGTCGGCCACGCGCAGCCCAAGGCGATCCATCAAAGCAATGCCAAGATTGAATGAGAACCGTGACGTATCGCCGCGCAGGAAGCGATAAACAGCGTCGGGCGGGCCTTCCACCAGATCGCGTCTGTTAATTTTCTTGTCTGCCGTGCCGTCCAAAACGTGTTGGCGCAATCGGTCTGAATAATTTTCCGTCACTGGAAACTCCTGTCTCACAGATTTTCATATGTGCAAATAATTGGCCGTATTAAAGTCTTTAAGCGTATATACCTAACTTTAGGCGGAAATATGGCCGCATTGGTATAGGTTTTCGGCACAAACGTATAATTTAGGCGGCACTGTCAGCAGATGTGCAGATAGTTGATCCTTGCTTTTTACCATAATTTGCAGATATGCAGATTGTCGGTAGTCGGCAGGATATTCGACACATGGCAAAATCAGCACTCACGCCGAAGCGCAAACGCTTTTGCGAGTTATACGTCCTCCACGGCAACGCCACCAAAGCGGCCATCGAGGCGGGATACTCTGAGAAAACGGCGCGATCTATCGCAGCCGAAATGAGAGCCATTCCCGAAGTACAGGCGCACATCGACCTACTCATAGCCGAACAGAGCCAACGCACCGGGATCGACGCCGACAGCGTCCTAAAAGAGATTGCCAAGATCGCCTTTGCGAACATGGGCGACTTTATGAAGTTTGACGAAGCCGGGAACCTGTCAGGTCTGTCCGTGGACGGCCTGTCAGACGACCAGCTTGCCGCGATCACCGACTTTTCAACCGACGTTGTGATTGAGTTTCCAGACGGCAAGGACGGCGATGCGGTCTATGTCCGCAAGACCCGCCTCAAGCTGGGCAACAAGGGCACCGCCCTGCGCGATCTGGGCAACCACCTTGGCCTATTCAAGAAGGCCGAGGGCGACGACATGGCCAAGCTGTTGCGCGACCTTGTGTCTGATAAAGCCCTGCCCCCCGGTTCGTTGAACTGATGGATGCGCAAAGGGCCATTGCACATACCACCCGACGCGAGACGCCAAGGGCGCGCGACTTGCGGCGCACCCGCATGGCCCCTGCCCGCGCCATGAGTAAGCACGACCACCTCCCTTGGCCCGAAAACGCCGTAGACCCCGATTTTGTGCCCACCACCGGGCAGGAATTGCTGACCTGCCTGCGCAGCAAGCGGTGGCGTCTGTATTCGGGCAGGCTTTACAAGATCATCGTCAAAGACAACGAAGACCCCGATGACGAGGGCGTCGTCCTGCCGTTCGCCCCGTGGGCCGAGCAGACGCAGTATTTCCTAGAGCCAGCCTTGCGCCGTCTGTTGCTCAAGGCCCGCCAGCTTGGCTTTACGACGGCCATCGCCATCGAAATGCTCGACCACGCGCTTTGGGAAAGCGATCAGCGGTGCGCCATTGTCGCGCAGTCCAATGAGGCGATGGAGGCTATCTTTCGGGATAAGATCATCTTCGCCTACGACAACCTGCCCCCAATCGTTCGCGCCATGGTGCCCTACATCAAGCGCACCGAACGCATGATCCAGTTTGAGAACAACTCCAACATTCGCGTTGCCCTGTCCTTCCGGTCTGGAACGCTGAACCGCCTGCACGTTTCCGAGTTTGGCAAGATCAGCGCCAAGACCCCGAAGCGCGCCAAAGAGATCGTTTCGGGATCGTTCCCCGCAGTCGTGCCGTCTGGACAGGCAACGATTGAAAGCACCGCCGAGGGCAAGGGCGGCGAGTTTCACAAGATATCAGAGAGAGCGCGCAAAAGGGCCGATGACCCGCGCCCGCTGGCCGCGAAAGAGTGGAAGTTTATGTTTTTCGCATGGTGGCAGGCAAAGACCAACGAAGTGGACCCCACGGGCGTCATCATCAGCGATGAAGACCATGAATACTTCAACGGCCTAGAGGAAGCCTTGGGCATCCTACTGCCGAACCGCAAGCGCGCTTGGTATGTCCTGACCCGCGATGACGAACTTGGCGGCGATGCGGCGATGATGTGGGCAGAGCATCCATCCACCCCGCAAGAGTCTTGGCAGAAGGATCGCAAAGGCCACTACTACGCCAAACAGATGCTAAGTGCCCGCGCCAACAAGCACGTCGGCCTGTTTCCCCCGGTCAAAGGCGTCCCGTGCATGGGCGTCTGGGATATCGGCCACACCGACGGCACCGGCCTATTCTTGTTCCAAGAGGTTCTAGGGCACCATCGCTTTGTCGCCTACATCGAGGGCTGGGAAGAACCCTATGACTACTACACGCGGCGCATGGTGCAGACCGGCCTCGTGTTGGGCACCCAATACCTGCCGCATGACGCTGACAACCACATCATGCTCAAGGATATCACCACGACGCCGCGCACGATGCTGCAAGAACTCTTGCCAACCGTCCCGTTCGTCACGGTCCAGCGCATCCCCGAAAAGCCCCTGCAACATGCCCTCGTGCGCAAGCACTTTGAATTGATCCGCTGGCACCAGCCGGGGGAGGGCATGGAGGACGCCCTCGAACACATCGACAACTATCAGAAGTCTTGGAACACGGTCACGGCCCAATTCAACGACACCCCCCTCAAAAATGAAGCAACCGAGTGTGCCGACGCGCTGGGCATCTACGCGCAGGTCGTTGAGGCCGGTGCATTTGCGATCACCAGCCGCCGCCGCCCACGCCGCCCCAAAGGAGGCAAAACCCTATGAGTTATGGAATTGATCTGGAACTGGCCCACGCCGAGTTTGACCGAGGCGACCTGCGCGTCACGATGACATGGCTGTTCGAGGGGGCCGACCGGGCCACCCCGCAGCCCTGCATGGTCCTGTCCCGCAGCGTCGAGCGCCAAGACCGCATGAAAATGCCCGTCGTCGTCACACTGGATAACGCTTGGCGTTGGGACCCCGCGACGTGGATCGAGTTTGACACCATGGAGCGCGCGTCTGGCTTTGCCGACAGCCTTGGTTTCGCGGTGAACAAACAGACCGTCATCACCATCGCGGGCCTGATTAACGACTACCTCGATGAATTGCTCACCATGCCCGTCGCCCCGCGCGTGAAGCAGACCAAACAAGCCGAAATGACGGTCATCAACCGCAACAGTGGCGAACAAATGGAAGTGGAGGTTTTGACGCGATGACAAGCATAGCTGTTGGGGAGAAGGTGCGCGAGTTTCGCAGCCTCTTGAACGAAACCCCCGAAGATCAGGCGCAGCCGAACAAGCACGATAAGCACCTCGATACAGAGGAAGCCAAGGCGCTGCACCGCGAAATGATGGGCAGCTTTAGCCTTGAGCTGTCCCGGCAGGCCGCATCCCGCCGCCGCCGCGCCCGCGCAGAGGACTATTACCACGGCGTCCAGTTTACCGAGGCCGAGCGCCTTGAAATCGAGGGGCGCGGCCAGACCGCGACCACGCTCAACATCATGGGGCCGTCGATTAACTGGATGCTGGGCACCGAGCGCCGCAACCGGGCTGACGGCAAGGTTCTGCCCCGCCGCAAGGACGGACGCACCGACGCCGACTCCAAGACGCAGCTTTTGAAATACGTCGATGATTGCCACCACGCCGAAATGAAGAAATCGGCCGCATTTGCTGATGCGATCATCACCGGGCTTGGCTGGCTGGAAACAGGCGTCCGCGATAGCGAAGCTGGCGGCGAACCTGTGTTCGTCGGCCACCCGGCGTGGCGGCAAATGGTCCATGACAGCTTTGCCACAGAGTTGGATATGGGCGATGCGCGCTACATGTTCCGCGCCAAGTGGACGGACGTGAACATTGCGACGGCCATGTTCCCAGACCGCGCGCCAACGATCCGCGCCGCCGCGCTGCGCGACAACGGCATGTCGGGCGACGGCGGCATTGACGGCTGGGGCGATGACGCCATGGACAGCGTCGAGCAATTCGCCCTCGATACCCACGACTTTGGCTATGAGATTGCCGAGGCAATGCGCCCGCGTGTGCGGCTTATCGAGGCATGGACCCGCCGCCCGATGATGACGCCCTGCATGATCGGCGGCATGTTCGACGGCGAGATTTTCGACCCGCACAGCCACGGGCACGTCAACGAAGTCATCATGGGCAACGCGCGCGTCAAAGAGAAGCTGCGCAACCGGATGCAGGTTCACATTATGACGTCGGGCGGGCTGTTGCGGTCCCAGAACTCGCCCTATCGCCACAACAAGTTTCCATTCACCCCCGTCTGGGGCAACCGGCGCGCGTCTGACAACATGCCTTACGGCGTGGCTGATACGATGATCGACCTGCAAGACGACATCAACAAGCGCCAGATCAAAGCCACCTACATTCTGAACACCAACAAGGTCGTGGCCTACGAGGGCAGCGTGTCCGACGTGGACGAGTTTCTTGAGGAAGTGCCGCGCCCTGACGGCGTGATCTGGATTAAGGAAGGCAAGCAAAAGCCTGATTTTAATGCAGATAAGGAGCTTGGGACGTCGCACCTTAACTCAATGTCTATGTCGATCGACATGGTTCAGCAGCTATCGGGCATCACTGACGAAAGCATGGGGCGCACCACCAACGCCACGTCAGGCCGCGCGATCAAGGCGCGTCAGGAGCAAGGGGCCATGACCACGGCCCACTACTACGACAACTTTAGGTATGCCCTGCAAGTCCATGGCGAGAAACAGCTTTGCGTCTGTGAACAGTTTATCGACAAGGAAAAGCAATTTCGCATCGCCACCCCGCGCGGGGGCTTTGACTTTAAGACGGTGAACGAACCGGGCAACGCCGCAACGAACATCACCGCGTTTAAGGCTGACTTTCAGATGGGCGAGGAAGATTGGAAGGCCAGCAACCGGCAGGCGTCCGCTGACAGCTTTATCCAGATCATGTCGCAGCTTGCCCCGGCCAACCCGCAAGTGCTGACCTCGATCCTCGATCTATTGGTAGACATGCTGGACGTGCCCTACGCCGAGGAAATCGCCTCCCGCCTGCGCCTGCAATTCAACATTGAAGACCCAGACGCCGACCCCAATGACCCGTCGCCGCAAGCCGTCGAACAGCGGGCCAAGAAGGAAGCCGCCGCAGCCGCAGCAGGCGAGGCCATGGAGATGCAGAAGGCCGCACAGCAAGCCGAAACCGACAAGGCCACCGCCAGCGCCCGCGAAGCGCGCGCCAAGGCCGCACGGTCGGAAATCGAGGCGCAAAAGGAACTGTTGTCGATGGACCGTATCGCGTTCGACAACATCAGCGTCATGCAAGCGCAGCGCGGCACCGCCGCGACCGCCGACGCCATGATCGAGGACGCCATCGCGCGTGTGAACGCCATGGTGCAGCCGCAGACAGGGCAACCCCCTGCCCCTGCCCCCGATATGCCGCCCCCAGAGGCAGGCATGGACCCCGCAAGCCAACTTATCCCCGCATAATCAGCAAAGAGGAAACACCCCATGGCAAACCCGCAGACACACTACGACGATCCGCCCATCAACGCCGAAGATGACGCCGAAATCGTCCTGACCGACGATGACCGCCGCCAGCTTACGCCAGCGGATATCGAAGCCCTGTCCGCTGTTGTGGATGCAGAGGTCATAGACGAGCAGCCCGCACCCGCGCCTGCCCCTGTGATCGATCAGCAGCCCGCCCCGGCCCCGGCACCGGCCACGGACTATAGCGCGGATATCGCTGCGCAGGATGCAGCTATGCGCGCGCTACGCGCAAGCTGGGACGACGGCGACGTGTCGGTTGATGACTACAACCGCCAGCAGGACGAATTGCAGGCCGCGCGCGATGAACTAATCACCGCCCGCGCTTTGCAGGAGGCTAACCCTGCCCCGGCCCAGCCCGAAGACAACGGCGGCGACCGGCAGGAAGACCCCGCCTTTGCCCTCGATGCGCAGAGATATGCGACCGCCTACCCCGAACTGTTCTCTGACGCGCACTTTACCGCGTTCAACGCACTGTTCGAGCAAAACGACGCGCGGGCATCGAGCGCCAACCTCACCACCACGCAGCTACTTGAGAAGACGCACCGCGAGTATGCCGCACTGGCCGAGGCACAGCATCGGCCATTGCAGGTATCCCTACCGGGCACCGGAGGCGTTGGTGGCCGCAAGGACGAAGTGCCGCCCAGCATTGCCGACGTGCCCGCGTCTGGTCTGGACGCGCACCAAGACCGCTTTTCGACCTTGGCAGCCCAGATCGACACGATGGACAACCCTGACGATATCGAGGCCATCTTGGCGAAGTTGCCCCCTGACCAACGCGATGCGTTCGCGTCATTTGGCGACGACGGATGAAGGTAAAACTCACCACCTTAACCGTCACTTTGAGCCGCGCAGCCGTGTTGCAGTTGCGCGGCTGCAACCTTTGCTACCTCGATAAGCAGGACGACGGCGGCACCGTTTTTGCGGTCAATCCGCAGCCCGACGTCGTCGTCAAGCATCACCGCAAAGACCCCAAGACGGGCCTGCCCGAAACGGAAGGTGTGATTTTGGACGGCGTCACCATCGCCATTCAGATCGGTGACGCGATCACCACCAGCCACGGCACTGGCCTAATCCGCGTCAAGCGGGGCACGTCTGCCCGCCCGACGTTCAAAGTCAGCGCGCCAGAGCATGACCGCATTACCGTCGTGCGCCGGGGGCAACCCGTCGGTGGACGCGCCAAAGAACTGGAGAACCAGCTATGACCAGATTGCGCGAGGGCGTCATCGACCTCAATTTGAACGCGCCGGGGGGCGAGTGCAGCTATACCGTCAACCGTGCCGCGCTGGCCAAGAAGAACCTGCTAATCGACAAGCGGTATACCCGCGTCGTGCGCCTCAATAGCCCAGAGGAAGTGCAGCAGGCACTAACGAACGCGCAGCACAGCAAGGTTAGCAAAGACCCTTTGACCAAAGCCGTGGCGCAAAGCCTGACCAAAGCCCTGACGCTGGCCGTCAACGCCATCCAGAGCCACCAGAAGCATCAGGCGGCGGCGAAATGAGCGGTGACGAGCTGACAGACATGGCCGCTGTTCTGACCAAAGAGGGCGGGCCGAAAGGGACAAAGAAGATCCCCATGAAGTCCGACCCCGGCGATCAAGAGAACATGGTGAAGATCAATAACGTCGCGGGCGAAGAACTGCGGCAATTCATCGAGCGATATGAGCGCCTAGAGGCCGAGAAAAAAGACATAATGGAGGGCATGAAAGAGGTCATGGCCGAAGCCAAAGGCCGTGGCTACAACGTGAAGATACTTCGCAAGATCATCGCCCTGCGCAAGCGCGACAAGGATGACTTGGACGAAGAAGAAGCGGTTTTGGAAATGTATATGGCCGCGTTGGGCATGTCCTAGTGACACCCGCCGCGCGCCAGCTTGCAAAAGCCGAGAAGGATGCGCGCGCCCGCGAGAAGCAGGTTAAGCGCGATGCGCGCGCCGCCACAGCCCCGGCCAACAAGTATGGGGCCAAGCGCACGGTCGTAGACGGCATAACATTCGACAGCAAACACGAGGCCCGCGTGTGGGGGCAGCTAGGCTATGCCGAGCGGTGCGGGCTGATACGCGACCTCAAGCGGCAGGTGCCCGTGTTCCTGATAGGGCAGCACGGCCCCCTACTGGCCCGCAACGGCAGACCTATGCGCCTGACGTTCGACTTTACCTACATCGACGCGGAAACCGGCCACCTGATCCACGCCGACGCCAAGGGCAAGCCAACCCCTGACTACGAGGTCCGCAAGGCCGTCGTGATCGCCATGGGACTGCACGTCCTCGAACTGTAAACAACGCCGCCCAGGTGCTTACCAAAATGACCGACAAAGACCTTGATACACTGGCCGATACCATCACCGCAGCCCTATCGCGCTGCAAGACGGTCAAAGAGGTTGTGGACACCGCAAACCACTACCGGGCCGACGTGGAACACATGAAGACGGCCAGCCGCACCCGCGCCATCCATCTAAGCAATCTGCGCAGCTAGCAGATCAAGATGCTGGGTAAAGAGGCACAGCCCGAACAAGCACAAATGCAGATTTAATAAGATGCTTAGAAAAAAAGATTTGCAAATACGCTGATTGACGCTAAAACCCTGTGTGTGGTCGAAACCATTAGACCACGATGCGACGAAACGTCTGCACATAGCCACAGGAGGCAACAGTGACCGAGCAGCAAGTCCCTTCAATGTTCGTAGCCAAGCGCACCATCCAACTGGACGGACGCAAGCTATACGACGTCGCCCTAGTGTTCGTGATCGACAAGGTCATGCCGTCAGGGATCACGCTTTGCCACCCGTCCACCACCTACATGACCCGCGTAAGCCCGGTTGAGCGCATCGCCCACAACATCACCGGGACAGTCAAGTTTCGCCCCGACGCGGACGGACGCCTGCGCCAGATCGAGCGCCGCAAGATCGACCCGAACGGCTGGGCACAAGTCAAAACCACAACCTAATCACCACAGGCGACCGCACAGGTCTGCCGACACGCCACAGGAGGCACCCCCATGACAATCGCTTTCACATTCAACGACACCGACCGCCCTGACCTTGGCGCTTGCAGCCCCTTTGGCGTCATCGAGACGGTTTCGCACTTTGCATCCACCCGGCACATCATGGCCGACCAGATAACCTTTGTGGCGTCTGAAACAGGCTGCGGCTACCACCTGATGCCCGACGCGCTGGCTATGGTCGATGAACGCCTGCGCGGCCTGCGTGGCTACGAGGCCAACTCGCCATGGTTCGATACAGGTCTGGGCCAAGCGATTATTGTCGTCACCTTCCAAAGCATGTTCAGCGCCCAAGCGATCAAGGAAGCCTTTGCGCGCCTGATCTGGCTCGATGAAGCAACAGCGGAGTGGGCGGCATGAGCGGCAACCTTCGCAAAACCATCGAGCGCGCAGCCATCGAGCGCGACTACGGCAGCGCCGTCGCCCAGACCAAAGACGCGCTGGGCGTGGTCAAAGAAACGCGCGCCGTATTGGTCCTGCATCACATGGATCAAGAAGATTGGTTCCGCCTGCCGGTCCCACTGCGCCGCCGCCTGCTGGGCGACTACGCCGCAACAGAAATCCGCTACCAACTAGACTAGGAAAACCACATGACCGTGAAACCACCCCTCAAGTTTCTACAATGCGCGCTGGGCTTTCAACACGCCACGGAAGGCATGACCGTAGCGGACGCACACCGCGTTCGTATCGGCCTGCTGGACCATATGGCAAGCACCACGGGCGCAGTCTTATCCCCTATGCGCGTGGCCGTGCCAAAGGACGTGCAAAGCCTGCCTGCGTCCATGACGTTCGCCTCTAACGTCGCAGATGACGTAGACACATGGCTTGTGCCAATGCCTGCATGGGCGACGGCGCGCGACAAGTTTGACGAAATCATGCGCCTTTCCCCGGCTGACATGCCCCCAAACAGCGACCACCTGTCCCTATTGCTCGATACCGTCCTGTTCCGCCTGCGTGAGCCGTCACGGGCGGCAACATGGGAGGCGATAGGGGTGCCAGCACCGCGAGGCCGCGCCATGCTGGGTGCCCGCTCTGACAGTGTGACGTGGCCGACCTTCTTCACCCTGCGCGTCTACGCCTTTGGCGACGAAATGGAGACACGGTAATGGCGAACTGGAAAACAATGACCACCGCCAAATCCCTGCCCCTGCACCCCAAGCGGGAGCGGGAGATAACCGAGTGGGCCAAGCGGCACGGATATGACGACGAGGCCATCGCGGCGACCATCGAGGCGCATAAGAACGTGATGACCTACATGAACAACACCTACGTTGCCACGGTCCTCAAGGCCGAGGTCTGGGGGGAGGGCTGGCCCGAAATGGCCCAACTGTCCATTCGCCGCATAGACCGCAAGGTCATCCACGATTGGCGCGCGCTGCAACAGATCAAGTCCGATATCTTTGGGGCCAACGCCGAGGGCGTAGAACTCTACCCCGCCGCCGACCGCGTCGTAGATACCGCGAACAGCTACCATATCTTTGTGCCCCTCGATCCTAGCATCCATTTCCCCTTTGGCTGGCGCACTGGCCTGCGCGCGGACGATGCGGCACAGAACGAGCGCCCCGGCGCAGGGGGTGAACTATGACCACCATTGCCCTGATCGCCATAGCGGCCCTTGCCTTCGCGCTGGGCGTGATGTGGGAGCGTGACCGCCCGCGCCGCCGCGCCTTGGCCCGGTTCCGCAACAATGCACCGCTGCGCCGCGCCATGCAGACAGAGGCGTCCCAATGGAACGGACGCCAGCTTGAGCAAATCAAAGCGATGAACCGTTGCGCAGCGGGCAACTTGCCCCCGCTTGAGGTCCACTACACCCGGTTTCCGCCGAACTGGCACGAGACAATCGGCCAGCACGGCACCAACGAGCAGACACAAGGATAAAACCAATGAACGACGAAACCACGAAACCAGTAACCGCATTGCCGCCCGCAGACTTCAACGCCATGGCGCTGGAAGCACTGACAGCCGCGTGTGACCCGGCCCGCGTCCAAGAGATTGTGGCGAAGAAGATCACCGAGACGGTGGATCGCGCCATTGAGGACGCCACGCGCAGCTACTCGCCCTTTGGTCAGGCACTAGAGGGGAAGCTGAAAGACGCGCTGTCCATCCAGAACCTCAATCTGCCAAGCTACAACACGATCATCTGTTCCATGGTGCAGAAGGCCGTAGAGGCCAACGTGTCCGAATTGATAGCGGGCCGCTTGAAGACAGACCTCGATGCTATGCTGGCCGTCGCGCCCAAGACGATCAAGCTGTCAGAGATTGTGACCTCGATGCGATCTGAACACGAGGGGAATGACTACGGCCCGGTCGTGACCTGCCACGTTGACCAAGACGGCGGCGATGATGACTTCTGGGGGCGGAACTGGACGATCTGGCTTGATGACCGCGAACACTACGATTGGGCCAGCCGCAAGGATGCGTCGGTAAGGATCGCCGTGCGCCACGGTATCCGCAAAAACATGGCCGAAGCTGGGCACCCCGAACACGTCGGCACCATCAGCGCGGTCTATGAAAACGGCGGTGTGCTGGCAGATATCAAGAAGGGCTTCACCAGCCGCAAGAACTACGGCTTGGCCAATACCCTGCTGGGCTACTACGCCGCTGAAACCGTTATCGTGGTCGATGAAGACGACGTTGTAACCAGCGTGGGGGATTACTGATGCCCGCCGCGATCAAGATGAACAGCATGGTCAAAGCTGTAGACCTTGCCACAGGCAAAGAGAGCGAGAGCGTTGTAAGCTGGGGGGTGTTGCCGCCCGCGCCAGACCGGTGCCAAACCTGCGCCGTGGACCACACGCCAGACCAGCCGCATGACGCGGGTTCGCTTTTCTACCAATTCACGTTCGGCAATGAGCATGGCCGCGCCCCGACGTGGACCGACGCCATGGCGCATTGCACCGCCGCTGTGCGCGACGAGTGGACCGACAACCTGCGCGCCATGGGCGTGGATATCCCAAAGATGGAGGGAAACGACGATGCAAGCTGACCCGATAGCCCAAGCCACGATAACCACCAAGGACGCGCGCCGCATTGCCGCCGCCATGGGGGGTGTCATCGAGCGCCGCAACACGATCCCGGTGCTGGGGTGTCTGCGCTTCAAGATCGCCAAGGGCGGTATCAGCGTTACCGGTACAGACCTCGATATACGGATGACCCTGCACATAGAGGCCGAGACGTCGGGCGAAGCTGTGATCCTGATAGACGCCGCCCGGTTTGCTGGCTTTGCTGGCGCTGGGCTGGGCGACATAGTGCTAAAGGTCATCCCCCCGGCCAAGGGGTCACAATCGCAGATGAACGTCATCGAGTTATCGAGCGGCGATATCACCCTGCAACTGCTGGACCGCCTGCCACCAGAGGACTTTCCGACGTTCAACCAGCACTTGAAGGGCGCAAAGGCTTTCCCGGCCACGCAAAGCGACCTGCTGCGCGTCTTCAAGTTGGCAAGCCACTGCATCAGCACCGAGGAAACCCGCTACTATCTGAACGGCATATACCTGTCCGAGAAGCCAGACGGCACCACCCTGCGCGGCGTGGCGACCGACGGGCACCGCTTGGCCTGCATCGACACAGGCGTAGAGACGCAAGGCGGGATGGATAAGACCGAGGGCAAGGGGGCGATCCTGCCCCGCAAGACGGTAGACCTGCTGAAAAGCCTGATGACCGAGGGGGCCAACGATCCTGTCAACATGCGGCTAACCAACACCCACTGCGCGTTTGTCTGGGAAGGTGTCGAGATAGATACCAAGATGATCGACGGCACCTACCCAGACTATACCCGCGTGATCCCCAAGGGGGATGAAACAGGCCGCGTCCAGCTATCCACGGACACGGTGCGCCGGGTTATGAGCATTGGCCGCGCGCTGGGCGGGGGCACGTCCGTCGCCTGCGCCCTCGATCTGGACGCCAACACCATGACCATCACAGGGATGGAAGGGGAGAAGGTGGCCGCGCCTATGAGCGCAACAGGCAAGGGCCGCATAGGCTTCAACTTGAAGTATCTGGCCCAACTGGCGCGCGCCGTCCCGAACATAACGATGCAGGTCATCGAGGCCAACGGTCCCGCGCGTTGCTTTGGTGACGATCCGCTTGCCATGTTCGTCCTGATGCCGATGCGGGTTTAACGATGACCCGTGCGCGTGTGACGGCCACAAGACCAGCCGACGAGAACAACCAAGTGCTGACCGTTGTAGGGGGAGGCGGTGGCTATCGCCGCACACCCTGCCCCGGTTGCCCGTGGCGCACAGAGAACGACGGCGATTTTCCGGCCGAGGCGTTCAGACATAGCGCAGGGACCGCCTACGACATGGCGCAATCGACCTTTGGTTGCCACGAGAGCGGGGCAGAGAAGCCAGCAACGTGCGCCGGGTTCCTGCTGCGCGGTGCCGCCCACAACTTCAAGGTTCGCACGGGTGCCCGCATAGAGGGGCTATACAACGACGTTCACGCCGACGGCGCGGACCTGCACGACAGTTACAGAGCAATGGCAGAGGCAAACGGCGTCGATCCAGATGACCCCGTTCTTGCCCCCTGCCGGTAAGGAGAAGCCGCATGAGCGACAAACCAATGCCAGAGGCGGACTACATCGCAGCCTTCACCGCTGAAATGGTCCGCGTAGGGGGGGAGACGTTCGCAGATGGATCGTCAATCCGCGAGTATGCCCAAGAGGTAGCGCCCACCTACTACCGTGACCCTATGACCAGAGAGGACGGACCAGAAGCCGCCGTAGAGGCTGACATGGACTGTTGGGAGGGAGCATAATGCTAGACACGACAGACAACCGGGCGCTGGGCACTATGGAGTCGCAGCAAACCGTAGACCGCGTGACCGTTGAAACGATAGCAGGCAGTAACGAGGTGTCAGTCTACCAAGAACACGCTGCTGGCGGTGTCCAGCCGCCGGGGGAGGTGACGCTGTTTGGTATGAGAGACTTGCGCGCGCTGCACTTCCTGACAGGCGAGTTGATCCGAGACGCCGAGAACGTAGCGAGGGCGCATCCATGAGCGATCTAGTCGAGACGAGTGAGGACATTGCAGTCAAGCTGCGCCTATGGGACGCCACCAAGCGCGAACTGTTTAGGTTTGCTGACCGATATGCCAAGGCCGCGATACCGGGCAAGAAGCTGTCACCAGAGCAAGAGGACGTCCTGTTTGCCGTAGGGCAGAAGAAATACCCGCTGTCCCTTGTGGTAGCCATAGCGGACAACATGGGGCTGGATGGGACGCTACCTGCAAACGTAGAGGAAAAGCTGACCATGTATCGCCACAAGCTGCGCCTGTTCGTGCCGGGGCGGTAAGCCACCCCCTAGCGCACCAAACAAAAAGCCCGCCCCGTGATCCACAGGGCGGGCTTAACTTTGTCTGGCGCGCTGGGCGGGCCTTTACGATGCTAGGTTTACGTCGCACAAAACGTTGCCATTTATCGTCAAGCAGTTTCAGCATCCTTGTCGGTCCTTAAAATGATTGCATATACCAAGTGTCGCCGGGTTCGGCGCAACAGTGAATGTCTGTGTGTTTTTCTGGGTCGTATCCGCCGTCTACTTTGTAGAGCAGGCCGTGCTTGATAGCGATTTCTTGCAGGTCGCCAGCGTCAATGTCATGGCCTTCCGGCCACTCACTAAGCAAATCCTTGGCGAAGGCTTCAAAGTCTGGCTTTTGCATGTCTGCGGTCCTTGTGTGAGTGTTCGCTTCTGATGCCCACCTTACACAATCTTGCAGTTGTGTAAATACATAATCGCATACGGTTACTGTATGACTTATCTTGACACCATAGGTGCGCCGTGCGTAATGTTCGGCATGATGAATTTACCCGATTTCAGCGGCAACCTTTACGGCTATGCGCGCGTGTCCACCGAGGACCAGAACCTAAACCTTCAGCTTGACGCCTTACGGGCGGCAGGCATCCCGGATAGCCGCATCTTCACAGAGAAGGTGTCTGGCACGTCTAAGAAGCGGCCCAAGCTGGAACTCGTGCGCAAGATCATGCGCGAGGGTGATGCGCTGTGCGTCTGGCGTCTGGACCGCGTAGGGCGGTCTGTGGTGGCCGTGGTAGAGTTTGTCGAAGGTCTTAGCGCTGACGGCATCTTGTTCCGGTGCCTGACTGAACCAATCGACACTACCACACCGACCGGAAAGCTGATGCTGCACATGATGGCGGCGCTGGCAGAGTTCGAGCGCAACATGATCGCTCAGCGGACGCGGGCCGGAATGGACGCGGCACGGTCGCGGGGCGTCAAGATGGGGCCGAAACACCGCATCTTGGATTGTCCCAAGCGGCTGGCGCGCTTCATTGAGTTGTGGGCCGATGGGCGTATCCCGTCCGGCGACATGAGCGCAAATGATGTGTGGGCCGATCTGAATACAGTGCCGTCCAAGCTGCCAGAGATGAAGGCACAAAGCAGCTATAGCAACTGGAAGGCACGTCTATTCGCGGGGTTTGAAGCATCGCTAGATCAGGCGATTAGCAAGGGCGACGACAAGGCCGCGAAGGTAAAGCCGCTGTTCCTGCAATGGCGCAAAGGTATCCTAGAGCAGAAAGGCAAAAGCTAATGCGTGGATATACCCTGCCAGCCGGAAACGTGCAGATTAGCTTTAGCGGCGGGCGCACGTCTGCATACATGCTGCACCAGATACTTGCGGTAAACGGCGACCTGCCAGAACGAGTGCAAGTCGTGTTTTCAAACACCGGGCGCGAAATGGACGGGACGCTTGATTTTGTGCAAGAGTGCGCCGAACGCTGGAATATTCGTGTGGTATGGGTTGAGGATGCCAAACGGGGCGGTGACGCTCTTTTTGACGTGGTGTCGCACAATTCGGCCAGCCGTTTCGGTGAACCTTTCAAGCGGCTAATAGAGCGCAAGAAAGCCTGCCCAGATCAGTCTAAGCGGTTCTGCACAGAGCATCTAAAGATCCTGCCCGCTCGGCGTTATCTTATATCGTTGGGCTGGAAGGAGTGGACGAACGCAGTAGGCATCCGTGCCGATGAACCGCACCGTCTGAAACCATCCCCCGACAAGCGGGTTAGGAAGTGGTATCCGCTGGAAGATGTAGACAAGCCTGCGGTGATGCGGTTTTGGGCCGCGCAACCTTTCGATCTGCGCATTGAGCCAGGTTATGGGAATTGCGATGGCTGTTTTATGAAGTCAGAGGCGCAGCTTGCGGCGCTATGCCGTGACTACCCTGATCGGGCTGAATGGTGGGAAGATATGGAGCGCAAGGCGTCTGCTTTGACCGCGAGTGCTGGCGGCGCGCGGTTCCGTGATCAATTCACGCGGGCGCAACTGCGCGACACTGTAGATAGGCAGGGCGATTTCCTTTTTTCCACCGAAGAAGGCTGGTGCCAAAAGAACCACGGCGAATGCACCGGATGAAACCGAACAACCCACGAAGGAGCACCCAATACCGCCTGACAGGCCCGTAGCGCGCCGCTGCGGGCCTTTCGCCTGTCTAAGCACCCGCTGGGGGCCGACCTTGTAAAAACCTGACATTTACGCGCCTACGCACGAGGCAGGTCAAACCCTGTTGATCGAGGGCGTGGGCTTGTGGTATCAACCACGTCAACGGCAGAGCGCAGGAGCGCCGCCGACCGCGCAGGAGCGCGACACACACCCCCCATTCGACTGCGGTGTAGGATGCACCCGGTTCATTCCTTTAATGAACGAGGTATCCCTATGTCTTCCACCCAACTGGCTTTTGGCGACCCGAAGGCCGCTGTTCGTTGGTCCGCTAACCTTGCGCTGGACGTGAACCACGCTGGCTTCTGGTCCACCCGCTTTGTCGGCAAAGGCTCGCAATTCGCTATCGAGGAAAAGACCGAACTCGAAGGCGAAGCTGGCGACACGATCCACTTCGACCTGCTGGTCAACCTGACCGAAGAACCCACCTTTGGCGACGCCGAGGTTGCGGGCACTGCCGAGAGCATGAAGCACCGTTCTGACCGCATCCACATCGACCAGATGCGCCACCCGGTGTCTGCGCCCGGTCGTATGGGCCGCAAGCGTAGCGTCCACAACTTCCGCAAAGACGCGAAGATGCTGCTCAAGGACTACTGGGCCAAGTGGAAGGACGAAGTCACGTTCATCTACATGTCTGGCAACCGGGGCATCAACGAAGACTTCATCATGCGTCAGGGCTGGGAAGGCTTTGCCGAGAACAAGCTGCGCGCGCCTGACCGTGCCCACCTGATGTATGGCGGCGATGCGACGTCCAAGGCGTCCCTGACCGCTGACGACAAGATGGGCCGCAATGTCATCGAACTGGCGGAAACCAAGTGCCGCATGATGCGCGCCACGGATCGCAGCGTTGCCAACATGCAGCCGCTGAACATCGACGGGGGCAAGCACTACGTTTGCGTCATGTCGCCGTTCCAAGAGCATGACATGCGCCAAGACGTCGGCCCGTCGGGCTGGCTGACCGTTCAGCGTGACGCAGCCGCCGCAGAGGGCAAGAACAACGCCATCTTCAAGGGCGGTCTGGGCATGGTGAAGAACGTCGTTCTGCACAGCCACGAGAACGTCGTCCGCATGGATGACTACGGCGTCACTGGCGACGTCAGCGCCGCCCGCGCCCTGTTCCTTGGCGCACAGGCCGGTGTCTGCGCACACGGCACCAAGGATAGCCGCAAGTATCTGTGGCACGAGGAAGAAGTCGATAAGGGCAACAAGCCCGAAATCACGGCGGGCACGATCTGGGGCATCAACAAGTCCCAATTCAACGGCAAGGACTTTGGCTGCATCAGCATCGACACCGCCTGTTCCGACCCGAACAGCACCGCAGCCTAACGCGCACCGTGCCCGCCGCATCCAGTGGCGGGCACTTGTCCTGAACGTCTGACCCAAGAGGCAAACACATGCTTATCAAATCCCCCATCGAGCAAGGCCGTCAGTATTCGACCTCGCCCCATGCCAAGAGCCAAGAGACGGTGCAGCTTGTCACCATCGACCTGTCCAAAGGCGTCACCGCAGCCAGCGACCTATTGGCCGTCGGCAAGGTGCCCGCCAACTGCCGCCCGACCAGCATCGAGGTTATCGGTGGCGGTCTGCCAGCAACCAGCACTGGCACCGTGGGCTGGCTGACAGGCGCGGCGCTGGCCGACGACGATGACACCCGCACACTGCCCGGCGAGAACACGATCCAAGCAGGTCTGGTTATCGACGGCACCAAAAGCGCAGCGGCATCCACGGCCAACTGCCTCAAAATGGCACCCGTCGGCTACGACCGCACCATTGGCATCAAGCTGTCCGCGAACGTGCCCGCTGGCACCGCGTTCCTGACGCTGCTGATGCGCTACGCATCCCTGCAATAAGCCCGCCTGCCCCGGCCCCTGCGTGACGGGGGCCGGTTTGTTTTAATCGGGAAGCATAGGAGCAACCCATGAAAATCGAATGCACGATCAAGCGCAAAGGCGGCACCCAAATCCCAATGGGCAACCTACGGTATCACTTCAAGCCCGCTGGCTTGAATGTCAGTGGCCCGCACGTCGCAACCGTCAACGATGACAAGCACATTGGCATGTTTCTGGCCGCGCCCGAAGCATACCGCCACTACGCGGGCGACGGCGATGCAGAACAGCCAGAGAAGCTGAACCAGACAGTCATGGAAACCGCGACCAAAGCGCCCGAATTGAACGGCGCTGTTGAACTGTCAAAGGCTATCGGCATCCACGGCGCCCTGACCCCTGAACAGATTGGCGAAATCCTGGGCGATGCAGCCGCAGGCCGCGCACACAAGCTGACCCAGCCCGTGAAGCGCGCGGACCCTGTCAAGCAGACGTCCGACGAACCGCCTGCCGCACAGATCGTCAAGCCAGAGAACGACACCAACACGCAGGTTCCGTTGAACAAGGAACTGGCGAAGCTGGCCGTCACACAGACGGTGGACAACGCCAAGGCAAAGAACACCGAGGCCACCACCGACGCGCACACCAAAGACGCGCTGGAAGGCATGACCGACGAGAAGCTGGCCGAACTCTACGAGGAAAAAGAGGGCCGCAAGCCCCCCTCGAACATCAAGCGCGAGACGATGATCGACGCACTGGCCGAGTAAGACCGACGGCGGGCCACGACAGGCCCGCCGCTCACACCTATAGGGAGCCACGCGCATGGCCGTTACTGCCAGAGAAGTATTGAACCGCGTCGTGATCGACCTGCATGATACAGACCACGTCCGTTGGCCCCTGTATAATCTGAACCTCTACATATCCGACGGCCTGACACAGATCGCGTCTGCCAAGCCCACTGCGTTCAGCAAGACCGTCACCCTCGATCTAGCTGAAGGCGTAGAGCAAACCCTGCCCGATGACGTCGCCTCGATCCTGCGTGTTATCGCCAACAAGTCGGCAGCGGGCATCATGGGCCGCGCCGTCACCCCCATCGAGCGGCATCAGCTCGACCTGTTCTGGCCACACTGGCAAGACCCCCGCTACATGCCCTACAGCGCCGAGGTGCAGCACGTCAGCTATGACCCTGCCAGCCCGCGCACCTTCCTTGTGTTCCCCGGCAATACCGGAACCGGCAAGATCACGGCAACCGTCGCGTCTGGCGTTGTGACCGTGACCAAGGACGTAGGCACCGAAGGCACGAAGACCGACCATTACACGATGGAACTAGGCATAGACGACGCCTACCGATCCACGTTGGTCAACTACGTCCTGTATCGCGCCTTCACCCCCGATCAGGACACACCGCAGGCCGCACAGCGCGCCAACGCATACCTGCAACTGTTCACCGCAGACCTTGGGCAGCGCGCCCAGAATGAAGCGACACAGACGCCCGACAGCATCACACAACCGGGAGCCTGACCGATGAAAACCAACGGACCAACCGCCAAGCCATGCACATGCGGATACCCAAAGAAGACGTCGGGCAAGTGCTGGACCTGTGGCGCAGATAAAACTCACAATTCGTAAGGGAGCCTGACCATGGCTGAACAACTGCGCCCGCTTGGCGACTTCCTGCAACTTGTCCGCATGGAAGCGCCGGGGGCCGCTGACGTGCTGGCTATCCAAGCCCTGCGCCTGTCAGCCGCCGACTATTGCAAGAAAACCCGTTGCTGGCGTCACGCTATCACCGTGCAGATGGACGCGGACGGCGATGACCCTGTTGTCGTGCCCGATCACACCAGCCTCTACCAGATCGAGAGCGCGCTATGGGGCGATGACCGCGACCCTATCACACCGATCGCTTACACCGACGTCATGGACGATTGGCAACTGACCGAGGCGGGCAACTACAAGCCCGACTTTATCACGATGACCAGCACCAACACCGTCACCGTCCTGCCCAAGATCGCGGGCACCTTGCACCTATCCGTGTTCCTGACCCCTATCGTGGGGCCGTCTGACTTGCTGGGACCGTCGGCAGGCGGCGTCCCTGCCCCGTATGACGATATCAACCGCGTCCCAAACTTCCTGTTCACGGATCACGCCGAGACAATCGCAAGCGGTGCCCTGTATCGCCTACTGCGCATCCCCAACATGCCGTTCACCAATCCCGAAATGGCAGCGGCGCACTTCACCATGTTCAATGAAGCCGCCGACCGCGCGTCCAACGTGTCGATCACAGGCAAACAGCGCGCCCGTAAGCGCGCCCGTCCGATCTGGTATTGATATGACAATCAGCATCCCAAAGTTTACCGGAGCCATCCCGCGCCTCGATGACCGACGCCTGCCACCGACAGCAGCGGCCCTTGCGCAGCATACCAAGCTGGAAGACGGCACCCTGCGCGCCTACCGGGGCGAGAACGTCGTCCACAGCTTTGGCGTCCCGCACGATACCTTTGTAAAGCTGAACGGCACTTGGGAAGGCTTCACTGGCGTCGTTAGCGTTGTTCCCGGCCCGGTTGCCAAGGATCGTATCTACATCGCAGGCGGCGAACTGGCCCCGCGTGTGCGCCAAGACGGCAATACCGACTTCCTTGGGGTGCCAGCCCCTACGGTCCCGCTGCACATCGAGCGCCTTGGGCAAGCCCCGGCAGAGACGCCAGCACCGGAAGCCATCACCTACAGCGTTACCTTTGTGACCGAGCGAAACGAGGAAAGCGCGCCCGGTCCGGTCCCGTCCGTGTTCCAATACGGTCTGCCGTCCACGTCGTTCCGCCTGACCAACTTCCCTGTGCCCCCGGCAGATCGCGGCATCAACCGCTACCGCCTCTACCGCACCCAGACCGACAGCCTTGGCGTCACCAGCCTGTTCTTTGTCAAAGACCTGCCAATCACAACGGTCAGCTACACCCACGACGCCGAAACAGACCCAATCAACGAGGAAATCACTTCAACCGCCTACGACCCGCCGCCCGATGACCTTGAAGGGTTATGCGCCATGCAGAACGGCATCATCGCGGGATGGGCAGGAAAAGACCTGCTATTTTGCGAACCCTACAAGCCACACGCATGGCCCGAAGCCTACAGGCTCAAGACAGACTACAAGATCGTCGGTCTGGCCTCGTTTGGCACCATGCTGGCCGTCCTGACTGTAGGCACCCCCTACCGCGTCCAAGGCACACAGCCCGACCGGATGCAGATGGAGCAGATTGAGCAGATTGCACCGTGCCTATCAACGGCGGGCATTGTCGATATGGGATATGCCGCCGTCTACCCATCCACTGCGGGCCTTATGCAAATCACGAGCAGCGGCGCGCAGATCATCAGCGAAGGGCTGTTCGACCGCGAGGATTGGAACGATCTAAACCCCGAAACCATGCGGGCCGCGCAGTTTGAAGGCGGCTACCTCTATACCCACACTGACGCTGACGGCGTCTGGCACACCGGCCTGTTCAACCTATCCCAGCAAAGCCCCCAGCACGTCACCCTCGATGTAGAGGTTCGCAGTTTGTGGCACCGGATCGAAAGCGGACGCACGTTCGGACTGTCACCAGAAAGCACTGTGCTGCAATTCAACACCCGGTCAAAGGCGCACCGCCCCTACGTCTGGCGTTCGTCCGTGTTCACAGCGCCCGCAGCCGTCAACTATGCGGCCTTTATGATCGACAGCGAACCGGAGAAGGGCAAGCCAGAGGGCTTAACCACCGTCCGCGTGTATGCCGACGGCGCGCTAATCCACACCAAAGACGCCGAAAATAAGACCCCCTACCGCCTGCCGTCCGGTTTTCGCGCGAAGGAGTGGCAAATCGAACTGGAAGGTGTCGAGCGCGTCGCCCGGTTCCGCATGACGACGTCCGTTGCTGAATTGTTGGAGACACCATGAACCTGACTGCCGGCACTCTTGAGCGCCTTGAAGAACTAGCCGGTATCCGCAAGGGCGACCGCGCCGTTCGGTATTCTGACCTCGAACTTGCAAAGACGACATTACGCAAGGCGACGCAATCGGTTGTGAACGGTGCGCTTGAGCAAATCGACCAACCGCCTGCGACTATCCCCGGCGAAGGCGATTTTGATACATGGTGGCAGGCCATTGAAGATGGTCTAATTCGCATCGCGCAAGCGGAGGATGACTTAGCCGCAGCCATCGCCGCTATCAACAGCGTAAACGAAACTGTAGACGCAGCTACGATCACACTTAATGAGCGCATCGAAACCGCCAGCGACCGAATTGACAGCACGAACCAGCAGGTCAGCCAAGCGCATGACGATATCGCAGCCGAAGCCGACCGCATCCAAGGCATCATCGACAACTTAACGGCCAATTACATCACCGGAGTTGTGGTCGAGGAGCGCATCGAAACATCAATCAGCGCCTATAATGACGTCATCGACAGTGAAGGCGGGATCGTTCAGCAGGTCCGCGCTAACCTTGCGCAAAACTACTACACCGCAGTCAGCACAGACGAGGCCATCGCAGCGGCATCCCTAGAACTGTCCAGTCGCATTGGCGACGTAGAGGCCGACCTGTCTCAAAACTACCTGACCTATACGGGGACAACGCAGGCCATCGCAGCCGCGTCCCTAACATTGGGCGGCCGCATTGGCGACGTAGAGGCGGACCTCACCAATAACTACTATACCGCTACTGAAACAGATAGCGCCCTCGCTGTTTCTAGAACTGAACTGCGGTCAGAAATCAGTGACGCAGACGATAATGCTATCGGATTGAGTGAAGACCCTGCCTTTGATCGCGGAGGCGAAACTCTGACCGACGCAAGCACCGGAGGCGCAGTATTTCGCGCAATGGTAGAAGTGGCTGGTGCCCGTGAGTTTACCCCTACCACCGACGACGAGGTCGGGGGGCAGGACTTTCTGGCTACTGGATACCGAACAGCCCGCACACGTCGCCGCTGGGCCATTGATCGCGCCCGCCGATACAAAATTACGTTTCGCGTCAAGCTGAACGCCGAAGCCGTCACTGGTAGAGTGTATCTAGGTGTGACCACCTACACCGCTGACGGAAATCCAGCCCCGGCATATCCCGACTACAGCCCTGACAACCACGTCAACCAGAACCATTACTTTGCGCATGGCGGCAGTGCGAACAGTTTCCCGGCTGATACTTGGGTTGAAAAGTCAGGCGAGTTTGATGGTTCGCAAATCCGCCCAGACGCCGCTTTTATGCGACTAGTGATATTTGCCAACCATGCAGGAGACGAAACGCAGATCACGCGATTATCGTTAGCGCGCCTTGAGGATATTACCGAAGTCAGCACAGTTTCGGCTAACCTTGCCAATAACTACTACACTTTCACGGACACGGAACAGGCCATTGCAGCCGCGTCCCTGACGCTTGGGAGCCGCATTGGTGATGTAGAGGCAGACCTATCCCAGAACTACCTGACGTCCGCTGAAACCGGGCAAGCCATTGCCGCAGCCGATCAAGTGTTGCGAAGCGACCTCGATGACGTCACCGCAGACCTTGCTACCAACTACCTGACGTCCGCAGAGACGGGCGAAGCCATTGCCAGCAGCAGCACAGACCTGCGCGCTACATTGCTGGGACAGAACCTTATTGTGGCCGACGGCGCGACCGGACCCGGCACTTGGACCAACACGCCAGCATCGACAGAACGGCCACCCTATGCGAACCCGTCAGACCTGTCCTTGCGCTGGAACAGCGTGTGCAAAGAAAATGGCATAACCTATCCCGGTAACGTGCTGGGGAAGAAGTTTCGCCTGCGCGGATGGTTCTGGGCCACCGTGCCGTTCACCGTCACCCTGCGGGGCACCCGGTCAGATAACAACGCGACGAACCAACTGCTAAACCCAAACCAGCCAGAGACGCCCGCGACCGACGGCTGGGAGTTTCTAACGATTGAAGTGGACGATATATCGTGGCCGTCCATCAACTACCTGTTGCAGATTATAACCAGCAGCGGGCCGGTATACGCGCACAAGCCCACGTTCACCGAGACAGGCACCTTTGCACAGGTCGAAACACAGATCGAGCAGCAGGCGTTCACGATCAGTGACCAGAATGGCGCCCTTGCCGTCCTGCGCAATGAGATTGAGGCGGAATACACCGGAGCCATTGGTGAAGGTGCAGCCATCTTTGCCGTGCAGCTTGTCGAACCCGGCGACTTGGACGGGGCAGCAGCTACGTCTTACCCTGTAACCAAGATCACACCCGGCCCATATGGTCAGGCCAGCGCCCTACGCATCGAAAACACAGGCGGCGGCGGCACCCCGCCCTATCTGCGCATCCCTGCCCGCGTTCAAACCTTACTGGCAGGACAAGACCTGCGCATTGACATGCTTGTTCGCCCCCAGAGCGGGACAAATATGCAAGCTATCGTCATGCGCCGTGAAGAAAACTCTGGCGCAGCAAACCTATCGGGCATCACGTCGGGCACTGGCTGGCAATGGGTGACTATCAGGACGGCGGATGAAACCGAGGGCGACACGCCCCCTAGTATCAGAGTAAGGCCCGCGTCGGGCACCATGGATATCGCTCAGGTTCTTGTGCGACACGCGGCGACCGCAGATGAGGTGCCCGAAATAGGCACCCTATCTGGCAACGTCAGCGATATCCTGGCACTCGACCTTGATAGCTACAGCGGCACTGCCTTGGCGCAGCTAATGACGCAGCTCGCAGTGGACGCCAACGGCACGTCCGCCACGATAACGCAGCAAGGCACCGCCATTGCGGACATCGAAGGAAATGTAAACGCGCTTTACAAGATCGAGGTTAAGGCAGGCACTAGCGGCGCGATCCTACAACTGTTGGCCGCGAACGGTCAGCCATCCGTCGCACAGCTTGACGCCGATTTTATCTACCTCAAGGGCAAGGTGAACGTTGAAAGCCTAAGTGTGGGCATGGGCGGCAACCTGCTAACCAACACCGACTTCCGCCAAAAACTGCGAGGCTGGGCGCGCGCGTCAGGAGATAGCAGTGTAGATGCGCAGACCGAATTAGTGCTGATGGAAGAAGGCGGGTATGCGGCAGGCGTGACAGATCGCGCTTTGGGGCTGCGCCAAGCGTCTAACCATAGCGCCGGTTATGCCCGCATCTTTTCACAGCACGAAAGCGTCACCGGTGGCAGAGACTATGCCCACGTCGGCGTCACACCGAACGCATGGTATGAGTTTTCAGCACAGTTGAGAACGCGCCAATGCGACGGCGACATGTATATCAGATGGATGGACACGGACGGCAACTACCTGTCAACGTCAGCCATACAATCGTTCACACAAGACGGCACCAATATCTACAACCCCGCCGAGTGGACCCGCACCCGCGTAATGGACCAAGCGCCATCCAATGCAGCATATGCAAACATGGTTGTGCGCAAGTATGGCTCAAACGGCACGAACGGTAGCGACCTGTTCATGTTCCGCCCGCAGTTTTGCCAGACGACGGCGTTTTCAACCGAGGTAGCACCCTACAAGGGCGGCATCACAACGATCATCGACCAAGACGGCCTGTATTCCAATGCCGTCGTCGCCCGACACGTCGCGGCAGACCAGATCAACGCCAACCACATGACTATTAACTCAATCGACGGGAAACGGGGACACATTGTCGCTTTATCCGTCGATACGCTGCAAGTCGCGGGCCGCGCAATCACGGCCCCCGACCTTGTTCGGTCAATCGGCATGGCGTTTGGAGGCTCATTCAACCTTAACCAACGCACGATCACGTCGATTACCATAGGTCGCACCGCAGGCTACGGGACGAAGATCGAGTTTGCCATGGACTGTAACGACCTTTCCGTCAACGGAGGGCGGAACATTCTATCGCTGACCCTGTGGCGCGGTAATACGAAAATTGAGGAAACCTATTACCCGCTTACGCACGACACGTCAGCGTATGACTTTTTTACGGGCAACATCGGCATAGCCCGCATTGATGAAGATACGAGCGGCGGCAACACCACCTACACGGTCAAGGGCCAGATCATCGTGGCAAACGGTGGCACCTATTCGTTCCAGAACCTCACGCCCAACAACGTGTCCCTCTACACAATTCAGTTTAAGAGATAGGAGTGCCCCATGGACGACGTGCGCTATGCAAAGATCGACAGCGGATCAGGCCGCATCGTAGCAATCCAGACGAACACTTTGCTGGCCCCTGACGAGGAAGGTGCCTTTTTGTTTGTTGATATGGTCGATCTGGTGGATGCAGGCGAGAGCCTTGACGACTATTACTATGACGGCGCAGGGATCATGCCCCGACCTGATAAGCCAGTCATCCCCGCCGACGGCATTGCCCCGCTTGTCATCGACCTATCGTTTAATGACAGCGCCGCCTTGATCGAGGTCACTAATCAGGACGGCGACACGCTGACCGTGGACGACACAAGCCTGACCCTGACAACGGCAGGCATATACTGGCTGCGGATCACGCAGCCGTTCCCCCACCACACCCTGCTTGCAAAGGTCCGCGTCAATGGCTGATTTTGGGCGAAACCTCGATGCACTCAAGCGCGAACTTGATGACGCTATCAACGCAGAGCGCGACCGGCGCATCAGGGCCGGGTTTTACTACGGTCAAAGCCTGTTCGATTGGGATGACGCCACCAAGGCCCGCGTGACAGGTGCAGCGGCACTGGCGGGCTTTGCAATCGCCAAGGGGGCACAAGAGGGCGACTATTACTGGGCGCGGCCAGATCAGCCATTTGTCTGGGTGTTGCAGGACAACACCTACCTGTTCCTAGATGCGCAGGGCATGTTCGCCGTGTCCCAAACAGCCGCATCCCACGAGAGCGACCACGTCTTTGCCGGGATCAGCCTCAAGGTCATGGACCCGCCGCCAGCAGATATCACCGACGACGCATATTGGCCCACGGTTGCCCCGGTATGAACGGCGTCGGCCCCTACTGGTTCCCCGCGTGGCTGCGCGCGTGGCTGACCCGGCAATTCAACCGCGTGTTCGATGAAGCGTCACCCGTGCGCCACGACGAAAGCTATGCGCGCGGATACCCTGCGCGCGACGTGTGCGACCGGGGCATGTTGGCCGCGATGCTGCGCGACACCTCCCGTATGACGTCCACCGGGCGAATGTTTGCCGCTACCGTGGTTTCGTGGTTATTCTGGGGCTTCAACCGGCTGTTTGGTTGGGTCAGCTACAACAGGGGCAACCGATGATCCTTTCCCGCGACAACCAAGCGCACATGCTCGAATGGGCTGCGATTGAAAAGGGCGATGCGTGGTGGCCCGACGCGACCGCGTTTGGAATATACCACGAAACCACAAAGCCACATAACCTTGTGGCCGTGATCGTGCTGGAGAAGATTGGGCGGCACACCGCTGACAGTCACATCAAAAGCAACGGCAAGCGGCATTGGGCCAGCAGGCGCATCATCAAGGGGCTTTACACCATCGCGTTCGACGCAATGGGCCTTAACCGCCTTGAAGCGCGGATTGGGGCCACGAACGCCGACAGCCTGCGTCTATGCGGCAAGCTGGGCTACAAGGTCGAAGGTTTATTAAAGGATGGTCACGGACCCGGCAAAGATGCTATTCTTTGTGCTGTCACGCGCAAAGATTGCCGCTGGTTCGACTTACCCGCAGGCTAATCAGTAAAGGACGCATGACATGGCAAAGGGCGGTTCCGCACCCAAGGCAGACCCCAACATTGGCAAAGCCGCACTGATGCAGGCGGAGTTGGGAAACGACTACCTCGCATACATGCAAGATCAGTCCGCCGTCACGAACGGATGGGCGACCGAAGATCGTGCCTATGCGCAGGACACCTACCGACCTCTTGAACGCGAACTGGTGGCCGATGCGAAGGACTATGCCAGCCCCGCGCGGCAGGATCAGCGCGCCGCCGCAGCCGTTGCCAGCGTAGGACGCCAAGCGACCGCCGCAAACGAGGCCGAGGCGCGCAGTCTGGCCGCGTCTGGCGTCAAGCCGGGGTCTGGTCGCAGCCTTGCCAGCAGCCAGCGCGGATCGCTTGCCACGGCACTGGCGAAAGCATCAGCAGACACCACGTCCCGCCGCGCCGTCGAAGCCGAGGGCTATGCGCGCAAGAGTGACGCCGTGAACATGGGCAAGGGCTACGCCGTCAACCCGGCAACCTCGATGGGCATGACAACGCAGGCCATGGCGTCCGGTTTCCAAGGGGCAATGGGCGGTCAGCAGGGCATGGCGCAGACTTTGCAGGGCGTCCAAGACGAAAAGTGGAACGCCTACAACGCGCGCCAGCAGCAATCGTCCAACATCATGCAGGGGGCCGGGATGCTGGCCGGTGCGTTCCTGTCCACCAAGACGGTCAAGACACCCAAGGGGCCAGCGTCTAAGCGGTCCCTCAAGGCCGTGCGCGACATGGATATTGATAAGTGGACCTACGACAAAGGCAAAGGCGACGAGGGCACCCACGTCGGCCCCTACGCCGAAGACTTCAAGAAGCACACCGGGCTTGGCGACGGCAAACAGATCAACGTCATTGACGCCGTCGGCACCTCGCTTGGCGCAACAAAGGAGCTGGCGTCCAAAGTCGATAAGCTGGCTGCAAACGTCGCCAAGCTGACCAAGGGCCGCAGCCTGCCCCGTCCCGCCGCGAGAGCAGCGGCATGAGCGGGGGATTAAGCGCCATTGCGGGCCTTGTCGCAGGCAACAACATGCGAAACGAGCCGTCGTTTCTTGATCGCAAGGGCCGGTCACTGCGCAACGCCATCGACACGCGCCTTATGCCAGACACCGCAGAGGCGCAGCAGACCTTGCGCGCACCCGCCATCACGCAGCCAGTTGATCCCGCGCAGGCGCAGCAGACCATGCCCGCGCCCGCTATCACGCAGCCAGTTGATCCCGCGCAAGCGCAGCAGAACGCCACAGCCGCGCGGCCCCTGTTGTTTCAGCTAAACGACAGGTTTGAAGGCGGCGGGCAATATGACACCCTGTTTGGGCATAGCCAGCGCGACAAGTTTTCAAACGTAGACGTGTCGAGCATGACAATCGGCCAGCTAAAGCAGTTTTCCGATCCCAACGGCGAATACGGCCAGTGGGTCAAAGGGGAACTTGGCCGCATTGGGCAAAAGCCGCGCGTTGCAACCCCCATGGGCGGGCACCAGATCGTTGGCACGACGCTGCGCAATGCGGCCACAGACATGGGCCTGTCCGACGACACCGTGTTTAACGTCGCCACGCAGGACGCCATCGCCATGCACTTGGCCCGCAACCGCATCAATTCCGCAGGCACCATGGAAGGCAAGCGCGCGGCATTGCGGGCCGAGTGGGAAGGATACGCCAAGGCATCCGATGCGGAACTGGACGCCGCTATCATGGAAATCGAGGGTCTGCCCGCCAACGCATCCTTTGCAGGGCCAAGCGGCAGCCAAGCGCGCGGCACCCCGCCGTTTTTCCCTACGGGCGCGACCGAAGGGCCAGCCGCGCAGCAGCAGGTCGAACAGATCGCACAGGTGCAGCCAACCGAGGCAAGCCAGATGCAGTCGTCCGAAGCGACCGCCCCGGTATCGAGTGGCGGCGCTGGTGGATCACCGGGCGGCGAAGGCAGCAAGCGCGGGCGCAGCCTGCCAAGCCCGACCCAGAGCGCACAAGCGGCCCCGGCACAGATCGAGGCACCGCAGGGCGCACCACAGTCCACCATGCAGGGCAGCGCACCCGCGCCCCGTGACGTCGCAGGCGAACGCCGCGAACAAGCTGCATGGCTGGGCCAATTCTTCGCAACAAAAGGAGCCTGACATGGGCGTAGATTTTCTAGGCGGCGTCGAAGGCTTTTTCCAAGGCCGCGAAATCCGCAACAAGTGGCAGGATCGCAAGCTGAACCGCAAGCTGGCCGAAAACCAAGAGACGCGGACGCAGGAAAGCCACGGGCTAAACATGACCGTCACCCGCGACGGCAACACCCGCGCGAACGAAGCGCACGGGGTCAACCTGACCGTTGCGACGGACGGCAACAGCCGCGCCAACGCAACCCACGGGCTGAACATGCGGACGGGCACGTCGGCAGAGGATCAGCGCGAGATTGATCGTGCCCGCACCAACCGCGCCAACAGCCGCGCCGACGCCGTGGCCGATGAAGAACGCGCATTGCTGGCCGAGACTTTCCCAGACCAAGGCGCAGCGCCCACAGCAGCCCCCACAGCGCCAGCAATGCCCGCCGCCGCACCGCAGGCACCCACAACCGTTGCAGCGCCCCCAGCGGCCCGCACACCGCGCAGCTTGCCCCAACCGGGCACGGAAGCCCCCGCAACACCCCTGCCCGCCGTCGCCAGCCCGCAGCAGGTCCAAGCCACACCTTCAGCCACAATCAGCACCAAGACGTCCCGCGCCGATATTGCCGTTGGCGCAGGCGCACCGTCTGCCATGGTGCAATCCGCCAAGCTGGCCGACGACGGCGAAGCGCAGATTGCGGCAGGCGTGGACGGCGCAGGCGTTCCCCTGACACCCGAAGCCATGGCAGAACTGCAAGTGCAGATTGACGAGGTAGACGCCACGTTGGCCGAGAACGTGCCCGCCTATAACCCGGCACCGCGCGAAGCGCCCGCAGCCCCCGCCCCTGCCCCGCGCCAGTTGCCAACCCCCGCCGAACTGTTGCCGCCGAGCGCAGACGCCCGGTCCATCCCGCAGGCAGCAGCCGACACCGTGGCACCCGTCCCGGTCAAGTCTGGCATGGCACCGATTGAAACACTCACCCCGCAAGGTCAGCCGCTATCGCCGCAGGATCAGGAGATACGCGCAGCGCAGCAGGCCGCAATCCCGGCCAGCGCAGACCCCCGTTCTATCCCCGGCCAAGCCCTGACCACCGTGACCGAGGGCCAAGCCCCCGTGCAGCCAGCCGCGCCGACAGGTGACGCCGCCCCGGCCATCGCCGCGCAGCCGACCGGCGCACCCGTCAGCGGGGCACTGACCCCTACCTTGCAAGCGCCAGCCGCACCGGGCACCACCCCCGCCGTGGACACCCTGCCCGTTGCAGAGCAGCCCAAAGCACCCGGCACCGCAGCGCCTATGTCGCCTGCCCAAAAAACGGCCGCAAAGCGTGACTTGCAGGGCTATGTCACCGGGGAAGCCGCCGACCGCCTCAAGCAATTTTACATGCGCAACGGTATGCCCGAAAAGGCGCAGGCGTATGAGGCGTTCTTTGAGCAGGAACAGACCAAAGACGCCGTCGAAAGCTGGTCTGATGCAGTCTTGGCCGCGCAGCTTGGCGACGACGCCGCCTTTGAGGAAAACATCGCCAAGGTCTACAACCGCAACTACGCCGACGGCTATGAGATCATCAACGACGGCAAGGCGTTTATCCGCGACGACGCTGGCAACATCGTTGGGGCCGAGGTCGAGTTTCGCAATCTGGAAACCGGAGAGACGTTCACCCGCACCTTTGAGGGATCGACCGACCTCTACAGCCAAGCCATCAACGCATTGGCCCCGGCAGCTATCTTTGAATATCAGTGGGCCGAGTTTGAAGGCGCAAAGCAGCGCACCCAAGCGTTGCAGCAGGCCGCGCAGGATATGCAGATCGCCAAGGATCAGCCCGACCCTACCGCCTTTACAGACCGCGTCCTCAAGATCGCGGGCGAGTTGGCCGACATGGACCTGACCCCGGCATCACCGGACGTCTACATCGAGCGCGCCATGGGAATGATCGCAGCCGAACAGGCCGCAGCAGGTGCCCAAGGCGCTGGCGCTGGCGTCCCGCGCTGGACCGGACAGTAAGGCGCTTTTCAGGCGGTGCGCCGCCTGATACCCTAGCCCCATCATAACACAGACCTACAGCGCAGGACGTGCTGGCGTCTCACCTTGCCCCAAGGAGAGTGCCGTCATGGCCATTAAACCGCGTTCGTTGTCCAACGTGTTCAGCCAAAGCCCCATGCAAGAGGCTTTGACCACTAAACCGAAAACCCAAAAGACCACGTCGCCCCTCAAGGGATTTGAGGGCATGGCAAAGCAAACGGGCGTCCCGGTCAACATCCTCATGGCCGAGGCAGAGCGCGCAGGCACCGATGACCCCCGCATGATCGCCACCCGCGCCGCAGCGTGGCAATCGCGCCTGACGTCTGGCGCACAAGTGCCCGATATCGCCGCCGAACTGGTGCCCGAAGACACGACCACGTTCCTTAACCGCGCCATCGAGATTGACCGCGCCACCTATGGCAGCGAAATCGAGGTTCCCGACGCGGCCCCGGCCACCCCGGCAAAGGGTGAAGCTGGCGGCATCGAGAACACGGCGCGCACCGTTGGCGGGGCGATGACACGTTTTGGTGCAAGCACCCTCAAGGGCATCGGGATTGCAACCGACACCGTGGCCGACGTTGCCACCCTTGGGCAATCGCGCCGCGACATTGACCAGTTTCGTCGCGATGCGGGCTTGCGGGACAAAGACGCACCGGGGCCGCAGCGCGGCGACTTCTTCACCGACGCCATGGATATCGCAGCCGAACCCCTGCGCGATGCAGCCGACGGCATCGAGGCGGGCCGCAGCAGCGATCTAAACGAGGCCATTGCAGCAACGTCGCTAGAGGGCGAACTGTTCGACCCGCGCACTTGGGAAGTATCCGAGGACGCCACCTTGCGCGGTTTCGCGCACAAAGGTCTGGCCGTTCTGGGCGACCTGCTACCCATCGTTGGTGCCGCCGTTGTCACCCGCAGCCCCGCCGTTGGCGGTGTGCTGGGCGGTCTGTCCGCTGGCGGTGCCGCTGGACAGGATGCGCGCGACCGCGTGTATGCCGCAGCAGAGGAACGCGACGAAAGCGGCGTGTCCGCGCTTGAGAAAAGCGACAAGTTTCAAGAACTGGTAGAGCGCGGCCTATCCACGGATGAAGCCACCGAACAGCTTGCAGTCAATGCCGAGCGTTGGGCCGGACAGGTTGCAGGCGTCATTGGCGGCGCAGGCGGCGTCGCCACCACTAAGATCATGGCCCCCCTTGAAGGCAAGGCGCTGACAAACAGCGTTGCAGGCCGCGTCGGTCTGGCAGCGGTAGAAGAAGGCGGGCAGGAAGTCGCGGAAGGCGTGGGGCAGCGCATGGCGACCAACGCCGCGACCGGCCTTGAAGACAACGTCATGGACGGCACCCTAGAGGAGTTTGCGCTTGGCGGCGTGGCTGGCGGTGCCCTTGGCGGCGCATCGACTGCCTTTGACCGGGCCACCCCGCCCGCAGAGCCTACGCCCCCTGCCCTGCCCGCGCCCGATCTGGTGACGCCGCCCCCGTCCGCATACGGGCCAGACGGCAACCTGCTACCCGAAAACACCGCACCCCCTGCGCGCCCCAAAGGCCGCTTGGAGGCGATGATGGACGCGACCATGCCGCCTATGGCCATGCCCGCGCCGACCCTGCCTACACCCGCTGAAACACCCGCCCCAGCCGCAAACCCTGCCCCCCAGGATTTAATGGACGACGGCGCAGTGCTTGAAGACCTGCCGCCCCGCGACTTTGTGGGCGAACGGCAGGCGGCACAGGCGCGCTTGGCCCAACTGGACGCCAACGACCGCCGCAATGGCGCGACCACCGAGAGCCTTGAGGCCCGCAACAAGGTCCGCGCCGAACTGGCAGAACTGCCGGTTGATACTGTGCCCATGGGCACCTTTGACGCAGGCACCGACCCAGACAGCGGCAAAATCATCACCGCGACCGTGGCCGACGCAGGACCATTTGACTACGAAACCACATACCCATCCCCTGATATCGACCTCTACACCGCAGCCGCGCGCGCGGGCATGATCCTGCCCACCACGCCGCAGGAAACGGCCATGTTCGTTGAACGGGGCTTGGGAGCGTTGACGGATGCTGTTTTGGATCAGCGCGCCGCAAAGGCCGGAAGCCCAAAGGCAAAGCGGGCGCAAAAAGCGATTGACGGCATCGTGGCAGACCTTGCTGCGATCTATAAGCCCGAAGACGTGGCCGACATGCAGGCCGCAGTCACAGGCTACGCCGACAGCATCGAGGCCAGCGCACAGCCCGCCCCGGCAGACGTCCCGGCCACAGACGCACCGGCAGAGACACCCGCCCCGTCCGAGGCTGACCTGCGCGCACAGATCGCCGCCGCGACCAATGCCGCGCTGGATGAAGCTGACGCCGCCGAGGACGCCGCCAAGCCGTCCAAGCCAATGCCCGCGACCGCTATGCCGCCATCGAGCGTGACGAACAGCGTCAAGATGCTGGCCGACGCTAACTTTTTCCCCAAGGATGGATCGCCCAACACCTATGAGCGCACCGTGGGCGGCAAAGGCCAGCGTATCGAGCGCGTCAAAGACGGCTGGCGTCTGATGGAGGACGGCAAGGTCATCGCCAAAGCCAAGGGCGAAGACGGCATCCTGTCCCTGTCCAACTTCCTGCAAGAGCCAGATGCGGCTATGCCGCCGACCGCCATGCCGCCCGCAACCCTGCCAGCGGCCAAGCCAGACGCCAAACCTGCGCCTATGCCCGCAACGTCCATGCCGCCGCCCACCGTGCAGCCAGACGCCAAGCCCAAGGAAGATATCAACGACCTTATGGCCGACGCGCGCAAACGCCGCGCGGATCGCACTGCGCAGGTGGCGGACCTGTCCAAGACAGATGACCCCGTCCGCATGACGAACAAGGCGGGCGATTTGGCCGTTCTGGTATCCCCCGCAGCCGACCGCCCCGGCAAATGGCGCGCAACCTACATGGGCGCGGACAAGAAGCCGTCGGGCCATGTTGACGCGGAGACGAAAGCCGAAGCCCTTGAGCGCGCCTTTGAGGACGGGTTTACCGTGGCCGACCAATCGACCACTAAACCACAAGACGACGCGACCACGGACAAGGCAGCAATGCCCGCAACCGCCATGCCGCCCCCGACCGTCAACGCACCCGACCCGAACCCCACCGACGGCCAGAAGGAAGCAGGCAACTACCGCAAGAAGCACGTCCGCTGGAATGGGCTGGATATCAGCATCGAAACCGCCAAGGGCCAAGAGCGCACCGGCACCGGGCCAGACGGCACACGCTGGGCCGTGACCATGCCCGCCGACTATGGCGACATCAAAGGCACCACAGGCGCAGACGGCGACCCGCTCGATATCTACATGGGCGAACTGGAAGGCAGCGACACCGTTGTCATCGTCAACCAAGTGGACGAGCGCACAGGCGCGTTTGACGAACACAAGATCATCGTGGGCACGGGCAGCACCGCCGCCGCGCTGCGCATGTATGAGGAAGGTTTCAGCGACGGCAAAGGCAAGAGCCGTATCGGATCGTATAGCACGACGTCGCAGGCAGGCTTGAAGGCGTGGATTGAAACCGCCGACCACACCAAGCCCACCGAACCCGTCAAAGCAAAACCAAAAGCCGACGAAACCGCGAAACCACAAGACGACGCGACCACGGACGACGCGGACGCGGACGGCAGCGATGACACCGCCGCACCCAAGGGCGACAAGATTGAAGACTTTGGCGAGAAGATTGGCGGCGCGCGCAAGGACAAGGCGCGGCGCATGGCCGAAGACCTCGCCACTGATATCGACGCGGCCAGCATGACCATGACCGAGGCGTTCCCCGTGCCCGACTATGAGGCACTTGCAGCCAGCGGTGTCCCGCACAACAGCCTTGCCATGATCGCAGCCCTGCGCGCCGCAATCCCGCGCAAGACCCGGCGCAACCGCCGTGGCTGGGCCACAGACGTAGAGGCATCGCGCAAGATCGTCGCGGCCATCGTCGCAGGCGAGTTGGAAGGCGATACCGTATCTGCGCAAGCCAACGCACAGGTCAGCAACAGCGGGGGATGGAGCGGGCTTGGCGAAGGCACCATTGAAGCCTTTCAGAAACTACCGACCTCGATGCTGCACGAAGCGTCTACGCTGGCCGTGGTGCGCGCGACCTTTGGCCGGTCTGACGACGGCAAGACCAACACCATCGTCAGCTACACCGTTGGGCCATTGAGCAAATGGAGCGGTTTGCGCGTCACCACCACGGACGACGCTGCAAAGGAGCTGATGCGCCTTGTCGCGCGCGCCCGCGATGACCGGGCCAGCAAGGCAGGCACCGGGGGCCGCAAGCCGGTCAAGCTGGGCGTCTACAAGCGCACAAGCGACGAGACGTGGTTTGTTGGTTTCAAGGTTTCGGACGTCCTGCCGCTATCGCCTAACTTTGAAAGCGCCGCCGCAGCGCGCACCTACATGAACGACAACACCGAGGCGCTGCAAAAGGCCGCTGATGACCTGCGCGACGGGCCGCGAGAGCGCACCGACCGCAACCGCAAGCGCAAGGGGCCAGCACACCGGGAGGGCGACGTTACCCCCGAAATGTTCACGGATGCTTTCGGTTTCCGTGGTGTAGAGTTTGGCAACTGGAACAACGCCAAGGACCGCCAGAACAGCCTAAACGACGCCTACGACGCATTGACCGACCTTGCGGGCTTGCTGGACCTGCCAACCAAAGCCATGTCGCTGGACGGCACCCTTGGCCTTGCGTTCGGCGCGCGCGGCACCGGGGGCAAGAACCCCGCCGCAGCCCACTATGAGCCTGACAAGATCGTCATCAACCTGACTAAGCGGTCTGGCGCAGGATCGCTGGCCCACGAATGGTTTCATGCAATAGACCACCACCTTGCGCGCATCGACGCCGCAGAAGGTGGATCGTCCGCAGCCCTGACCGGGGCGACGGCGCGCAATCGCAGCGAATACATGTCTGACCGTCGGTCATCGGGCGCTGGGCGCACCAAGGACGCAGCCGAGGCGTTCAACGCCCTGCGCAAAGCCCTGACCGCCGATCACCCGTGGTTCAAGCGCAGCAAGGAAGCCGACAAGGGCCGCTCAAAGCCCTACTTTGCGACCACCATCGAACTGGCTGCGCGTTCGTTTGAGAAATACGTCATCGACCGCCTGACAACCCGCGACATGGTCAACGACTACCTTGCCAACATCGACGGCATGAGCGGCGCATATCCATCCACCCGCGAAATGGCGAACACGGATATCCGCACCGCATGGGATGCTGCGCTGGCGTCGATCACCACCACCTTGGACGCAGGCACCGACAACGTGCCGACCTTGCCCAATGCAGACACAAGCCGCCTGTATGAAGGGCCAGAGGCGGGCGAAATCTGGGAAAGCCCCGAAGGCCGCAAGAAGATCGAGAGCCGCGACGGCGATACCTTCTACATCAATTCGCCCGACGGCAGCACCGAAGTCATGTCAGGGGCCGAGGTAGACGAACAGATTGCCGCCGACCGGGCGGCGTTGGAAGCCGCCACGCAGGCAAAGAAGGAAGCGCGCACCGAGGCGTATCAGGATCAAACCGCCCGCAACACGGAATGGGAGGATCGCGCCCGCACCGAGATTGCCAAGTTTGAGGCCGACGCCAAGCGCAAACCCGGCGCAGTGCAATCCAAGCTGTTCGGCAAGACCTACAACTTCCGCGACTATGGTATGCTGTCACGCGGCGGCATGATGATCGCGCGACTAGATGAAGGCTGGCGCGTCAGCGAGGGCGGCGACCGCCGATTGTCCCGCAACCTGCGCGGACCCAAAGGCGAAGTCTACAGCGCGGACACATGGACCAAGGGCGGTCTGGATTTTGCCGAATGGTATGGCAATATCCTCGATGCGCGCGCCAAGTCCAAGGTAGCACCGGCAAAGCCCAAGGCGAAGGCAAAGACCGAGGACGAACTGCGCGCCGAAATCAACGCCGCCACGGTCGCGGCGCTGGATGAAGCCGACGCCGCAGAAGGGCAGGGGACCGACACCACAAAACCACAAGACCAACAGGCCACGGGACCACGCACGGCAGGTCAAGCCGCAGCGAGCGCGGCAGGCAACCTTGGCACCGCAGCCGATGAAGCCATGACCGCGCTGCGTAAGCTGTTTGGCGATCCTAACACGCTGAACATGGGGCCAGCGTTTTCGCGGGACACATACCGCAACGCCAAGCCGCACTTTGACGCCGTCGTCCGGTCCTTGGGCGCAGCTAAGACCGATCTGGCAGACCTCGCCCGCGCGCTGGTCCGGTTTCTGTCCAAGCAAGACATGGACAAGGACGCCCGCCGCGCGATGCAGCCCTACCTCGAAGAATACTTGTTTGAGGTGCAGTCCAAGGCACACGACCCGTTCAACCCACAGGAGGAAGCCGCCGATGCAGCCAGCACAGACGACACGCCGAAAGGTGACGCGCCTGATACTGAAACCCAAGAGCCGAGTGAAGTGCCGGTATCGCCGGAACAGCCCGTGGAACCACCGGTTGCCGATGGAGGGATGCAGCCCGTCACAGACGCCGCGCTTGCCCGTTTCCGTGAGGGCGATGGATTTGCAAACATCGTGCAAGCCCGCAAGCTGGCAGGCGAAACGCTGGACCGCCCGATCACCGAGGCCGATTACAAGGCCGTCGAAGAAGCTATCGAGGAAGCTATCGTTGTCCGCGCCCGCGAACTAATCGCAGAAGGCCGCGACCCACAGGCGACATATCAGTCCCTTGTGGACCTCTACGCCATGCAGCCCCTATTGGCGCAGCGCACGTCCAACAGCATGGAACTGCAAGCCTACTCAACCCCGGCACCGCTGGCCTATCTGGCGTCCCAGCTTGCAGGCGTGACAAACGAAAACACCGTATTGGAGCCGACCGCAGGCATGGGGATGCTGACCATTGGCGCAGATGCGTCCAAGGTCATCGCCAACGAACTGGACCCAGAGCGCGCGGCCACGATTAGCCGCACCACACCGGGGGCGACTGTCACCGCACTGGACGCCACAAAGGCCACGTTTGCGCCCGCTGACGTCGTCATCGCTAACCCGCCGTTTGGCGGCGTGTTCGTGGACGGCAAGCGCCAGCAATGGCCCATGGGGCAAACCAAGACGCGCGAAGTGGATCACGCGATTGCGTGGCGCGCGCTGGACGCCATGCCCGACAACGGCACCGCCGTCTTGATCCTTGGCGGGGTCAAGAAGCAACTGACAGGCGATGACCGCGTCAAAGCCTACCGCAGCGCCGCCAAGGGCAGCTTCTACGCCAACCTCTACGACGCCTATAACGTGGTGGATCACTTCACCGTGGACGGCGATCTATACAAGCGGCAGGGCGCAGGCTGGCCCGTGGACGTCATCGTTATCCGTGGCCGGGGCAAATCGCTGAACCCCTTGCCACAGAAGGAAGCACCCCCCATCTTGAACACATGGGGCGAATTAGAAGGAAAATTGGACCTTGCTGATAGTTTGGGCACCGCCGAAGTCACCGCCGACCGCACTGGTAGCGGTCAACCTACCGGAAACGGGGGAGCGCAAGCTGACCCTGCTGGCGTTCGAGGGTCTAATGCTGACCAAAATGGCGGAGTTGATACAACACGCCGACCCAGCGGAACTGACACGGATGCAGGAACTAGAACCGGCAATCCGTCTGCCGAACAGCAAAGACCCGCTAACGCTGGCGACGTCGATACTGGATCAGACGGACGAACGGGACGCGCTGGGGCTGAACCCGACAGCGTTCCCGGTAACGCTGACCAAAGCGGATCACAGCGAGGAAATGGAAGCAGCGATGCAGGAGCAAACGCTGGACGACCTGCTGACAGCACTCGGAGCGTAGCCAAGCGCGCGGCCAACACAGAGGCCGAAAGCGCGTTCCAAGTCCAATACGAACCCCGCTCGAAAGCCACCTTTGCCGTGGGCACCCTTGTCCCGGTCAAGATGCAAGACGCCATGAAAAAGGCGCTAGACAGCATCGAGAAGCGCAACGGCGACATTGACGCCTTTGTCGCCAAGTCGCTGGACTATGACCTTGATGCGATGCTGGGCACCGATACCAAGCCCGGTTACTTTTCTGCCGAACAGGTCGATGCGCTGGCTATGGCCATCGACAACGTGGGGCAGGGCAAGGGCTTCATCATTGGCGACCAGACCGGCGTGGGCAAAGGCCGCTTTGTTGCCGCCATGCTGCGCTTTGCAGAGAAGCAGGGCATCACACCTATCTTTGTGACCAAAGACCCCGGCTTGTTTGGCGACATGGTCCGCGACCTGCGCGACATTGGCGAAGACCAAGCATCGAGCGGCATTTTCCCGACCAACACCACCCTGCGCGGCAGCGGCGCACTGCCCCTGTCTGACAACGCAGGCGACACGCTGGAAAGCCGCAAGCCCGCAGAGCATAAGAAGGCCGTAGCCGAAATGCTGGCAAGCGGTCAGCTTGTGGAAGGCGACCGCTACCTGTTCACCACCTATTCGCAGCTACAGGCCGTGAAGGGCAAAGAGCCAGAGCGCCGCCCGCTTTTGCGCGCACTGGCAGGCAATGCCATGTTCCTGCTGGACGAAAGCCACGAGGCTGGCGGTCAGGCTGACACAGGCTGGAAAGACCCCGAAGCGGTAGCCGACCGCGCGACCTTCATGCGCGAAGTGCTGGCAATGGCAAAGGGGGCCGTGTTTTCGTCGGCCACCTACGCCAAGAACCCAACTGTCATGTCCCTCTACGCCAAGACGGACCTGTCACTAGCCGTTGAAGATATCAGCGAACTAGGGGCCGCTATCGCGCTGGGCGGCGTCCCGCTGCAACAGGCCATCGCCAACATGCTTGTCGAAGCCGGTCAGTATGCCCGCCGTGAACGCTCATTTGAGGGCG